TAAAGGAAACTATAGATAATTGTGTACTGAACTGTGGTGGTATAGATAAGTGGGACGGAACATATATAGAAGAAATGTCTTATGAAATAACAAACTACTTTAGTAACAGTAGTGCTCCAGAGGGAAACAGAAAGCATTATAAAACAGGGCCGTTCGGACTATGGTTTCGGTCAATACAATATCCGTTTGAGAAAAATCTAAAGAGACATCAAGAGGGTCACAAGTTTAGAAGCCCTGTTCCTATAGAGGAGTTATGATCGGTACTTCTTTACCTTCTTCTTAATTTTATCTGGTTGAGCAACGAATTGCTTTCCCTTTTTATTACCCTCTGCTTTCGCTTTATTGGTTGCGGCTTTCTCTGCTGGTGACAACGCCTTCCATGCAGCGTCTGGTAGATAGCGCTTCTTCCCTTCCGACTTACTTCCGTCAGAGGTTCTCCACTTTTGCTTTGTCCATTTCTTTAAGGACTCTTGTGATTTCTTAAGCGCCATTAGTTTTTGTATCCACCTCCTGCTGCCTTGTATGCTTTGGCTAACATTTGTGCTTTACGTGCAGACCACTGCCCTGCATTACCTCCTTTGGTTCCTGCTTTTATCCTATTGAATATACGCTTACGCATAGAAGGCTTAGTGTAATTACCCGCCTCGTTTACTTTGGACTTGCCTCCTTTTCTATACTTCTTTACCATCACCACTTTACTTTATTAGCCCAGTAAGCGGCAGACATCTTTCCTTTCTTAATGTTCTTAGCATGACGCGCTTTAAATGATGCACGTTTCTTCTTCATTCTGTCAGACTCACCAGACTTTGGCTTGCCCGCTGTTGATGCCCCTTGCTCTCCGAAGCGTATAAGTTTAACCTTATCTCCTTCTTTGGCCGCAACAACATGAGATTTCTTAGAGTGATCTGGTGTGCGCTTAGGCTTGTTAAATCCTTTTAAACCGTGACGCTTTAGAAAATTTGCATACTTACTTTTTGCCATAGAGCAAATATAAGCATTATCGTTTGACCCCAGGTACAGCGAGGTGGGTCTCGAGTTTCTTTACTATCTCCATAACCTTTTCGCTTTCCATGTGGTGCGATGGTATTAGTATATAAAGCAACCTTAATTGCTCTGTCGTTAGGTCTATAAAGTGTCTCATACTATGGTCTTTTACAGAACGATACTTGCACATATCGCTCTCCCTTAACCACAGGTCTTGCTCCATGAAGGTGTGTGACTTGAGATGGGTGAATCGCTATGTGTCCAACCTTCCCTTTATGCAGGGCACTCTGTCTACTAAAATAAGTTCCTCCTCCTTCATACCCGTCGTTAAGAGCAAGCACACAAGATATGTCTGCAGCATCGTGATGCAGGTCAAGATGTCCTTGTACAGACTCTTCGTATTTTATAATAAAGGTTTCAGTATTCATTACATTCCATCCCTTACCACTTAGTTGCCATAAATGTATTGCTGCCGGGTACACATATTCTTTTAGTATTCTTTCATAGTACCAGTGCAAGCCTAGTTCACTAATCAGCATATCTGTAGCGGGATAATATTCGTGTCTGTCCTTCGTCCACTTTCCAGAAGCATTTGCCTCTTTGATTACTAAGTCACAAAACTCCTCTGTGAATAACGGAAACGTAAAGACGTCCGGTATAGGCTCATCTACTATCAAGTCAAACTTCTTCAACTTTGCGCTGTATGTCAAGAACTTTTCCACGAACTCATCGTAAGGTATGTTTCTCAAAAAACTCTTCGTATAATCAAATACATTGTGTCCCATAGATTCCTGGTCTTTTTGTTTAAACATGTGCTTGTTTTTTGCTAATGCAATAGCGCGTGTATCTCTAGTGATGTATCCCAGATCACCTCTAGGATGTTCTGTAAATGTTGCACTAACAAACTCGTCAATAGGAAATATGTAATGATTAAAGTTTTGCTCTAGCAACAAGCGTATTCCCTCACGGGTAAGTATATAAGAGTGAGTACAGTAAGTTAGTTTTGGCTTTACATGATTCTCAGAAAGAACCTCTGGCTTCTCAACAAAATTACAAGACAGGTAGAACAGAGTCCAATCATAGTCTGTCTCCAATTCCTCTTTGTTAAACTTCCTTGTTACCTCAAAGTCATCTTCTAAGATTAGTATCTTCTCATAACCCTTTTCATAAGCATCCTTCCATAATCTCCAATGAGAAAGAGATGTGCCTGCTTCTCCCGGCAAAACATTTCTGTCCCACCATTTATTTTTATGACCATCTATTTTCCAATGATTACAAACCTCGTAGTCAGTAGGCATGTTCTCCCCGGTATGCCCATTGGTTCCATGGAATATCGTTACAGGACTCATCATTCCAAACTCCATAAATCGATTACGTAGTTCTTGCTCCTTCTCGGGATGGAGGGTAATGATGTACGTCATGTCTACAAAAGGAAGGGGAGGTGTGTTCTCTAGATTAGAGTAATCAATAGAGTCCTTTGCAGTAAGTGAAGGTATGTTTTCTATAAGGCCATACCATTCCTCTTTTACCTTACCCCAGTCTTTGGTCTGTATATACTTCTCTACCGCTGTCCAGTCTTGTATCTCTTTGTTAAATCCATTGAGCGTTTCCTCTAGTCCAGCGATTGGGTTTGCAACCGGAAGAACCTTGTGTGCTAACATCTCTAACGCAGTAATACAAAATGTTTCATTGTATTCTGTTGGGTAATACCAGGTTTCCATTTGCGACAATAGTGCGTACAGTTTTGTTACAGAAAGGTTACCGTGATAGATTACGTTTTGCATTTGCTCTACACGCTCTGCGAAATGCTTTTCATAATACTTCAATCCATAAGAAGGTGTAGATATGTGAAGTTTATTTGAGCCTGTTGAATACTTAAGTTCCCAGTCATCTAGAACTCTGTCTAACCCTCTTTCTGGATGCGAGGTGTATACATAAGATCCTGGCTCTTTCTTAGAAACTGGCGCGACATTGCTTACACTTATACCATTGCCTATAACCTTGATTTTATCTGGGTGTATCACAGCCTTCTCTTGAATAGAGAAAACTTCTTTATGCCAGTTCGTTACACAGACAATCACCTCTGTTTCATTGTAAGCCCGCTGTATGTCGTTATCCGTCATGCGCTCACCTTGATACCAGTAGTAAGGGAGTTCGTTGTGTAGCCAAAATATCTTTTTAGTTTCTGGGCCTACGTCATAATATTTTAAGTAATGTAGATAAGCCACACCTATTAAAACATCTGGAGTTCCAACATCGCTTACATTCTCTAGAGGTGTATAGTATACATCTCCACCACCAAGGTATTTGTCGTGTCGTTCTTTTACCATACCTACAACGTATACCGAGTTATTCGCAACAGCGGCAAACTGCTTGGCTAGATTCGCTATACATTGTTCTGTGCCTCCCAATCCCTCTGTGTTTGAGTCCCATGGTTCAGCGTAGTATCCTGCGTGTATTACTATTTTCATCGTTGTGTATTAAAAAAGAATGTTTGAAACAACCTACCCGTATAAAGGTCATTACCAAAGTAATCCATGGAGGTATGAAACAAACTACCCTTGTAGAGTATTAATCTGTTGTATACGTTACCAATGCTACTTGCTAATTCCCATTTAGTCACATCCTGCGCCTGGTTATCCCACGCTGCATCTTCACCAGGCGTAGCCGGCTCTAGAAGCCCTGTTGCTTTATGTTTATAGAATCCAGTGCCTCCAGACAATGGTGCATCTGGTGTTAGATACAACACGCCAGCCCATTGGGTTCCACCATCATAGTGAATCCAAGACCTGTCTTTCGCTGTTGTTATTTGGAATGCTGCATTGTAACCCTGATCTGACCAATAGGTTATAGGGCCGTGCAGAGGGCTGACTATACATTCGATTGTAGCCTTTGTGCTATCTGTAGAGAACGACTTTGTTCTGGCACCAGGGTAGTTTCCCTTTTGGTCAAACGATTGTTCAAGCGCAAAGTTCCGAACGTCATCCACATTATCATAGAAGTCATCTACGACATAAGTTTTAATGTCCATTGAATTAAATTTGTATCACTCAAGATACAACATCTAACCCACCTTGTCTAATGTAGAGTATAAAATGTTTTGTTCCTCTTCCTTTATTTGAATGGTAATCGCCTCATCTCCAGTTGAAACCAATACATAAGGAACATCGCCCACGAGCCCATGACCGTCGTAGTGATAGGAATCGGTATCGCCCTCTTCGAACTTGAATACTGTACCAGAAATAAACTCGTCTCGTGTCATTAGTAATATGATAAAGTGGATTCATTAAGAGTGGTAATGTCTTCCTCAGATAGGGCTTCATCAAAAACCCACATGTGACCAATCTGTCCATTGAAATATCTTGAGTTTTGACCCATAGACAAATACAACGCATCAACAGAACCGCTTCCGCTATCGAATGACATTGCTCCTCCTGATCCGCTTAAGAAAGTCATTCCGCTTGCTTGTCCTCCGTTGTAAAAAGTATAAGCCCAGTTTGTTGAACTGCTCGCTGAGTTGACGCTGTTAGATAATATAAACGCACACAACTGCCATCTTCCTGTTTGCAATGTCCAGGATGTACCAAAACTACGGCGATCTCCCGAACCCGAACCCGTACCATCACCGCGCACCGGACGAATCTGTCCATCGGGTCTTAAGTTAAAGTGGAATCCTTTGTAGGGACTGTTGTTCCCTTGACCCGTGGCATCTGTTGTAAGAAAGTTTGTATTGTTAGAAGGGAGTGATTCTACTTTTATCCAAAAGCAAATCGTTGCGTACCCGCTTGGATTTTGTTTATATGCTGTTCCACTACCTACGCCGTCAAAGTATGAGAAATCATTTGACCCATCGAAAGACAACACGCCTGTATTGTCACCCGTGCTTGTTCCATTATTATTTAAAGATAGTCCTGGCCCAAGAAGAGTTGTAGAAGTATCTCTATAGGTTTCATACTCGTTTGGAGGATGATACCTAAACTTCATACCCAAACTATCATAACTCTTGAACGGGTCAATTTTTATGTTCGTCGCAGTATCGGTAGTAGCAAAAGACTGATTGTAAATATCGTTTACCCCAAAGCGTAATTCGGCTAATGACTGATTAGCGCTATCAGCCTTCCCCATCTCTGTGTAGATATCTCTAATAGAAATGTTGGTTGTTCCTAGGGCCATGCTTGTTTATTTAGGGCGATTATTATCTATCTCTTTTATGGCTTCAATCAACAGCGCAATAATCTTTTCGTATTTAACAGCGTAGTACCCGTTGCTTCTTTGGGTCACAACCTCTGGTAATACTTCTAAAAGTTCCTGTGCAATAACACCTACATCATGTCCGCTGTTTGGATGCAACTCTTCATTCTCTATCCAGTCAAATCTTACACCATTAATTTTATGGAGTTTATCGAGAGCCGACTCAATAGGCTTGACATTTTCTTTAAACCTTTTATCTGAAGTAGCAAATGCGACTACATCGTTTTCTGCGTGAATGACACCATCAGTACTCGGCGTAGTTGCTGACAATCCAACTGACAGTCTTTCTACTGTTAGCAAACCTGTACTGTTATTAAACACCATGTCTGCACTACCTGCAGCACTACCACTGTTGTTGTATAAGACCTGTGTATTAGAACCCCCTACTGGGCCTAATGCACCTTTCTGTCCCTTAGATCCATCAGAGCCATCAGAACCCGCGGTACCTTGAGCACCTTTAGATCCATCTGAACCGTCTGAACCAGCAGTACCTTGCGCACCTTTTTGTCCCTTTTGTCCTTTGTCACCGCCAGTACCAGAAGAACCTGGATTACCCTGCGCACCCTTTTGTCCTTTCGAACCATCCGAGCCATCAGAACCAGCAGTACCCTGTGCACCTTTAGCACCATCAGAGCCATCGGAGCCCGCAGTACCCTGTGCACCTTTCTGCCCTTTATCACCGTCTGTACCAGCACCACCTTGAGCACCCTTGGCCCCATCCGAACCATCAGAACCAGCCGTGCCTTGTGCACCTTTTTGTCCCTTTTGTCCTTTGTCACCGCCTGCACCAGAAGTACCTGGATTACCTTGTGCACCTTTCTGTCCCTTAGAACCATCTGAACCATCCGATCCCGCTGTTCCTTGTGCACCTTTCTGTCCTTTATCTCCGTCTGTTCCGGCACCACCCTGTGCACCTTTTTGTCCTTGTGCACCTTTTGAACCATCCGAACCTGCACCACCTTGAGCACCTTTCTGACCCTTAGCCCCGTCAGAACCATCAGAGCCAGCACCACCTTGTGCGCCTTTCTGTCCTTTGTCGCCACCTGCACCAGAAGTACCTGTAGCACCTTTTTGTCCTTTGGAACCATCTGTACCAGCGCCACCTTGAGCACCCTTTTGTCCTTGCGCTCCTTTTGCTCCATCAGAACCATCAGAACCCGCGGTACCTTGAGCACCCTTCTGTCCTTTATCTCCTTGCGCACCCTTAGCGCCTTGAGCACCTTTATCACCAGCGGTACCAGAGTTACCTGCATTACCTTGTGCACCCTTCTGACCCTTGCTACCATCAGAACCATCTGAACCAGCAAGACCTTTCTGTCCTTTAGCACCATCAGCCCCATCGGAACCAGCAGTACCCTGTGCACCCTTCTGTCCCTTATCGCCTTGTGCACCTTTATCTCCTTGTTGACCAGAAGTTCCTGTTGCACCTTTCTGCCCCTTGTCTCCTTGAGCACCTTTATCACCATCAGTACCAGCGCCACCTTGAGCACCTTTTTGTCCTTTAGCACCATCGGTACCAGCACCACCTTGTGCCCCCTTCTGGCCCTGTGCACCCTTAGCACCATCGGAACCATCGGTACCCGCTGTGCCTTGCGCCCCCTTCTGACCCTTATCACCTTGATCACCTTGAGCACCTTTATCTCCTTGTTGACCAGAGGTACCTGTTGCACCTTTTGCTCCCTGTGCACCTTTGTCTCCATCGGTACCAGCAGTACCCTGTGCGCCTTTCTGACCCTTATCACCTTGTGCACCTTTGTCACCTTGCTGTCCAGAAGTTCCTGTTGCACCTTTTGCTCCCTGTGCACCTTTATCTCCTTGTGCGCCTTTAGTGCCATCGATACCCTTCTGTCCTTTGTCACCATCAGTACCAGCAGTACCCTGTGCACCTTTCTGACCTTTGTCTCCTTGAGCACCCTTGGTACCGTCTATACCCTTTTGTCCTTTTTGTCCTTTATCTCCTTGTGCACCTTTGTCTCCTTGTTGACCAGAGGTACCTGTTGCACCTTTTTGACCTTTGGTTCCTTGAGCACCCTTGGTACCGTCTATACCTTTTTGACCCTTCTCACCTTTGTCTCCAGCAACACCTTTGGTTCCATCTATACCCTTCTGGCCTTTCTCTCCTTGGGCACCCTTGGTTCCATCTATACCTTTCTGACCTTTCTCACCCTTGTCGCCCTGTCCACCTTTGTCGCCTTGCTGTCCAGAAGTACCTGTTGCACCTTTCTGCCCTTTATCTCCAGTCTGTCCTTTGTCACCAGCAGTGCCTTTTTCTCCTTTAGTTCCTTGAGCACCTTTAGTTCCATCTATACCTTTTTGTCCCTTATCGCCCGCTGTTCCTTTTTCTCCTTTGGTTCCTTGTTCACCTTGGTCTCCTTTAGCACCTTGTGCACCTTTGTCACCTTGCTGTCCAGAGGTTCCTGTGGCGCCCTTCTGTCCTTTGTCACCATCAGTACCAGCAGTACCCTGTTCACCTTTCTGACCTTTTTGGCCTTTATCTCCTTGAGCCCCCTTATCGCCTTGTTGTCCAGAAGTTCCTGTTGCACCTTTTGCTCCCTGTGCGCCTTTAGTACCATCGATACCCTTCTGACCTTTTTCACCAGTCTGTCCCTTATCGCCTGTTGCGCCTTTGTCGCCTTGCTGTCCAGAAGTACCTGTTGCACCTTTCTGACCTTTATCGCCTTGCTGTCCTTTTTGTCCTTTATCTCCGGCGATACCTTTTGCACCACCTTTTCCTTCAGCGCCTTGGTCTCCTTTCTCACCTATTTCACCCTTCTGACCCTTCTGTCCTTTTTGGCCTTTATCTCCTTGCGCACCTTTATCTCCTGTAGCACCTTTGTCACCTTGTTGACCCGATGTTCCTGTAGCACCTTTCTGTCCTTTATCCCCTTGAGCGCCCTTGGTTCCATCGACACCTTTTTGTCCTTTATCTCCTTGTGCACCTTTATCTCCTTCTTGCCCAGAAGTACCTGTCGCGCCCTTCTCACCTTGTGCACCTTTAGTACCATCGATACCCTTCTGTCCCTTTTCTCCCTTATCACCTTGAGCACCTTTAGTACCATCGATACCTTTCTGGCCTTTGTCTCCAGTCTGTCCTTTTTGGCCCTTGTCTCCTTGCGCACCTTTATCTCCTTGAGCGCCTTTATCTCCTTGTGCACCTTTATCTCCTTCTTGCCCAGAAGTACCTGTAGCACCTTTTTGTCCTTTATCTCCTTGAGCGCCTTTGGTTCCGTCTATACCTTTCTGACCTTTTTCACCTTTATCTCCCTGTGCACCCTTATCACCTTCTTGTCCAGAAGTACCTGTCTGGCCCTTCTGACCCTTGTCACCAGTCTGTCCCTTCTGACCCTTGTCTCCTTGCGCACCCTTGGTTCCGTCTATACCCTTCTGACCCTTGTCACCAGTCTGTCCCTTTTGACCCTTGTCACCTTGGTCACCCTTGAGACTTCTTCCGGAAATTTCAACAGAGTACAGTTGGATAATATCGTCATCGTCAATATCACCGTCTTGATCTATTATGTAGAAGTTATCGCCACTTGTGATGGTTGTGTTATTGTTTAAAAACTCACCAAAACCTTCACCATTTGTGAATGAATTACTATTGGTGAAACTCGAATTATCCTTTACTACAACAGCAGTAAAAGAAGCGTCTTGTGAAAGGTTCTTAAACTTTAGGTATATGATTGGATCATCTATAGCATAGTCAGACCAGCGGTTAGCCACAGAGTTCAAGTACATGTTGACAGCGTTTGTAGTAAGAGACGACAAAACGCCTGTGTACGCTAAGTAGGCATCGGAAGAGAAACCTAAATTGTGAACTCCATCGTTGGCTAGGTTCATTGTACCACCACCAGTTATTTGATGTGTCTCTATGTATAATGTACCAGAGGTAATTGAAGAAGGCGATACAGGATTGTTGCCACCGTTAGTGAATACTGCTGCCTTGTAGTATAGGTCGGTTTGCGCTCCGGCAGCACCACCACCACCCTGTGTACCTTTATTTCCTTTGTCACCTTTATCTCCCTTGTCTCCTTCTTCACCTGATGCTCCTTGCGCACCTTTATCTCCCGTTGTTCCTTTCTGGCCCTTATCGCCTTTCTGTCCTTTATCTCCTTTATCTCCTTGTGCACCTTTGGTACCGTCAATACCTTTTTGACCTTTATCTCCGTCGGTACCTTTCTGTCCTTTATCTCCTTGTTCGCCTTTATCGCCCTGGGCTCCTTTGTCGCCATCAGTACCCTTCTGACCTTTGTCGCCATCAATACCCTTCTGACCTTTGTCTCCGTCTATACCCTTCTGACCTTTGTCGCCATCAGTACCCTTCTGACCTTTGTCTCCGTCTATACCCTTCTGACCCTTGTCTCCGTCTATACCCTTCTGACCCTTGTCACCTTGTTCTCCTTTGTCTCCTTGCTCGCCTTTCTGACCCTTGTCACCTTGCTCGCCTTTGTCTCCTTGCTCGCCTTTCTGACCTTTGTCTCCTTGCTCGCCTTTCTGACCTTTGTCTCCATTTCCATCAAGACCTTTTTGACCCTTGTCTCCTTGTTCACCCTTCTGGCCTTTATCGCCTTGTTCACCCTTCTGGCCTTTATCGCCTTGTTCACCCTTGTCTCCTTGTTCACCCTTATCTCCTTGTTCACCTTTATCTCCTTGTTCACCCTTGTCTCCTTGTTCACCTTTATCTCCTTGTTCACCTTTATCCCCTTGTTCACCTTTGTCACCAGTCTGTCCCTTTTGACCCTTGTCTCCGTCTATACCTTTCTGGCCTTTGTCTCCTTGTTCACCTTTGTCGCCGTCAATACCTTTCTGACCTTTGTCACCTTGGCCACCCTTTTCTCCTTGTTCACCTTTGTCACCAGTCTGTCCCTTTTGACCCTTATCTCCCTGTGCACCCTTATCTCCTTGGGCACCTTTATCACCATTTCCGTCGAGACCTTTTTGACCCTTCTCTCCTTGTTCGCCTTTGGCTCCATCTATACCCTTCTGGCCTTTGGCTCCTTCTTCTCCTTTAGAACCCTCTTCTCCTTTAGAACCCTCTTCACCCTTTTCTCCTTGAGCGCCCTTTTGTCCCTTCGCACCTTCAGCGCCCTTATCACCTTCAACACCCTTAGCGCCCTCAGATCCTTTTTCACCTTGAGCACCTTTCTGACCTTTGTCACCTTTGTCACCCTTAGCGCCCTTCGCACCAGGAAGTTGCTTGACATCTCCCTTTGTAACAAGGATAGTTGTACAAGGAGGTATCGTCAAGTCAAAGACAAGTCCAGATCCGTTTTCTACAGTGACATCTATTTTACAGGCCATTGGTTTTGTTTTGTTATTGCACTATATCCTGCACTACATCAAAGGTTCCATAGAACCATGTGTCTACACTAGAGTCTGAAATCAGTGTAGCCTGCAGGCCGTACACATAAGTACCGGGCTCTACCTGCATATCTGTAGCGGAAATAGAAATAGTTAAAGCACCAACATTGGTGCCGCTAATTGTTATGTCTGTACTAGGTATAATTAATGGGCCGTCATCATACTCTCTGACTTCCATTTTATACGTGTACAGTGTTAGGTCTAATGCCGTTCCATCAGAGTCCTTTACTTGGGCGTCTAATTGAAAAGTATCACCGCGACGGGCACATATATTTACTTGTGCAGCGTTATTCAAATTTACGTTTGTGGGGTCTCCACAGGAACATTGGCTTGTTGAGCAGGAGCAAGACATCTTATGATATTGTTAGGTTGGTTACTATATCCTCACTAAGAGGTGGGCGTTCGCCTTGGCGTTGAGCAATCAGTTTACTTTGAGCCAACGCTTGTTTATCTATTCTCTGATCTTTACGATTTTCTGATTCAGCATCAGCCTGCATACGAACTCCGCTTTCCACTTGTTGCTCAACTACGCCATACTCTCCTTTAAGTTGTTCGATTTGAATTTTGAACTGATACTCTAGTTGTATGAGTTGCGCTTTGGCTTCCGTCTCTAATTGAATCCGCTGTGCTTCGATTTGGGCTTCGAGTTGCTTTTTCTGCATCTCCATTTGAGCGGCTACCTGTGAGGCTTGCTGATTTGATTGAGACTGAATCTGAGCCTGCTGCGCCATCATCTCTTGTTGTTGTTTGATTCTTTTCTTTCTGCGAACCACCAAGAGTCTCTCTGCTTGTTCCACGTCTTTAATCTGACGAATGGCAATCGCATCTTCAAGGTCAATTTCTTTTTGTCCAAGAGCAATCTGTATGTTTTGTTCTAGGTATTGCTTGTCCATTTCGTTCATCTCAGTAACAACCACCACGCCGAAGTTGTACATAGATAGGTTATCAAAAGAACTAAGCACAGCCATATTGGTTTCTCCCACGGCATTTGTATATACTTTATACAATATACTATCTGGTGGTATTACCTGTAGACAGCGAACAATATCGTCACACACCTTTTGGTAAAGAACCATCGCGGCATTAGTGATGTCGTATATAGCGTTATTTCCAGCCTGCACTGCCATTTGGTTTACACCTACTAAGGCTTCTCCTTTCGGAGTGGTTCCATCCATAACCTCATTGATACCAGTGGCATCTCTTATCATTCGTAGGTAGTGATTGTAAAGAGAAACAAGTTCTTGTATGTTTCTAATATTATTACCTATCTCTCTGACGGGTGGGTTTTGAAAACCTCCCTCTGGATTCTTGCTACGGTAATAGAACACACCAGTTTGTTCGTAGATGTCTTGAATCTCTAATGGCTGTAGTTCACCACCGCGTCCTAGTTGTACGTTCTCTAACCCTTCAATATCAATGATGAGTCCATCTGGTTTTGCTTTAGCAATAGATTGCTGAAGTTTCAAGTGTGTAATCTGGAGCATGTCAGCAAACCCTATAACAGAGGATACCATTGACTTAGGTATCATCCCACGGATGTTAGTTGCTACAATACTATATGATAAACGAGCACGTGAAATATCATGTACGTTCTTAGGTATATTTTTCTTTGGCCCGTAGTTATACAACTTCTCTGTACCCACAATGTAAGTACCGCCATATACCGTAGCGTTCTTCATGTATATTGCTTCTCTGTTGTATACAGATTGCTGAGGTGCGTTATATTCGTTTCCTTTAAAATAGAAACCTATGTTTCCGTATGCCGACTCTTTCTTCTCGTATATGATATCATCAACAGACATAAACTCAAAGTCCATTACCTCTATCTTGTACTCATCATATCCTTGGCGATATCTTGTACCGGGTCTGTCGTAACCAGATCCTGTTGTAGAGAACTGAGTAGGGTTGTTCCCATACTTGTTCATTACAGTCTTAGCAATCTCCTCATACTCTTGCTCTGTAAACTGGTTACCAGCAATGCGCTTTAAGTCCATGATTGTTATGTACTTAAAATGACCAGCATAGGTTAGGTCAGAGAATGTTGGGTCGTCTGTATAGTTGTGTATAAATTTCTTTGGGTCAACATACTCCTCGTTGATTCCATAGTTGGGGTCATTGCTTCTTTTAGCAACACCCATACCAAGAGTTGCTAGGTCTTCAACACAGCGACGGTATATAGATTGATTAAAGTCATTCCACTTCAATGTCATCTCAGTAGCAATCTGAGCAGAGATTTCTGCGTCCGTCTTAATGTTTGTGTCTAAGAATATCTCAGTTTCTTCTGGTGTGTCTGGTAGTTGTCCAGGGTCTTGTTTAACACGCAGGCCTAGTGACTTCGCTTCCTCAATCATATCTCGATTCTCGATACGCAAGACGGTAGCGTTTTTCTTCTTATCCTTCTCTGTTCTTGAAAGGGGGTCAATGGCCTCAATCTGAGGGTATGGTTCTTTTGAAAGAATTTTGTTTACAACAATCTTAACAAACTTAGGTATAATAGGAACTGGCGTATAGTCTAGCGTCATCAATGTTCCATCACCATTGTTGTTGTCGAGAGAGTTTAATATCTGACGATAGATAGATGTGTCTTGTGTTCCTTGCGCATAATCTCTACAGCGTTCCATTTCGCTGTTGCGTCTTCCATACAATGAGTTTTGATAGTCACTTCCAATCCATTGCGCAAACATAGCCTTTGCATATTGCAGACCATATTGCTTAGACATCTTCTCCTCAACACCAGATAAAGGATCTGGAAATGAGGATTGTCCATTTGTGTATTCGTTGTCCATACTTTAGATTGCTACTGTTGCAAATATACCTCTTATTATTTTCGTATAATTATCTGACCTTTACGGAAGAACTGCTTACTATTGAAATCTGATTTTGGCTTTTCGGGCCTATGACCTTGAGCCGCAAGAAGGGCTAGTCCGCTTGATATAGAAAGGTCATATTTTGTACGATCGTCTATCTTAAAGTTTACCCAGTCCTCTAGGGTTCTCTCGAAGTACATCTTTCCGTACTCTAGTGTCTGCTCGTTTAGACCGACGTTCGCGTGTATAAAAGATTCTATAGCCTGTGCGTGCGCTTGTATGACGTCTTGTGAGTTGGATGGTATACCTTTAGTTTTTGTTTTGCTGCCGTAATTCGATGTAAGGTGAGCCGGTCTGTCTAGCAAGAAGTGGTCATAACCTCTTGATTCAAAGTGTCTTGCGATTCCGTATTTGTTATTCTCAATCAAAACAGGGTACCCATAAAACTTGGATGCCATTAATATGTCTTCATAAAAAATCTTTGCTAATGGTGGTCTTGAAGCGTACTCTGCTACAAACATATTCGATGGGTACTCAAGGTTGAATTTGTTAAAGAAATGACAAGCACCTTTAGATCCTCTCCCATCCACTGTTGCATCTATATCATAACTATCTACTCCAGCACATCCTAACCAGGCGTTCTCTGGTTTCTTTTTATTCCTTAACTCTACAGGTGGCATCCATGCTACCCTCCATCTTCCGTTAGGATCAGGACTAAACACTACCTCTGTATCCTTCTGCCCTAGCGCCCAAACAAAGTTTCCTACAACCACAGGGTTCGGGAACAAATCCTCGTTGTACTCTACCTGTTCGTATATCTTTTGTACGTTAAACAGAGATGCCTTTGCACTATCTCTAAACGCTTCGGCTTCTGTAAAAGGGAACTGGCGTATAACCTCGTTTAGTTCGTAAGAGTCTCCAGATAAACCTTTTCTTTCATTCTTTAAGTAAGTCTTTGAACCTAGGCTTATATACTCACCCTCTAGTCCTATAATATTTTTTTCTAAATCCTCAACGACTGGCATGCCATGTTTGTCGAAGAAACCTTCCAAGGCATCGTATGCTGGTATAAAACACCCATACAAACCACTCTTTGTTCTACCGTTTTCATTTCTGTCATTTACATTACTTGCGTAGTACAGTTCTCTATACTGCCGACCTCCTCTGTCTAGGGGATTAACAGTGCTTCCTACCAATGCTTTACCTACAATCTTTCTACCTACAAGCAAACAAGTTCTTTGTATTCGCCATGCTTCTCGTATATCATTACCTTTTTCCCACTTACCAGCCTCATCCAAATACAAGATGTGTAGTTTCTCACCATCATAGGCATTGTTGGTTGTGTTCTTCCAGTTAATAATTGTATTAAGAGCCTCACCTCTTGATGAGGTTTTGTTCTTTTTGGTAATTCTTTTTGATGGCTCACGAAAGGCGAGTTCCATTCTGGGATTGGTAGTACCATCTTGAATAGGTTTAAAGAAAAAAGGCAATGACTTATATATAGGCACCACCTTCTTCATGAATATATTTTCCTGTGCATCGGTACCTGTCTTAGACATGATGCCCAGTAGTTTCTCTTTAACCTGTGTTCCTTCGTTTACAAGCACTGATGCCGACATGTTTGTGTATCCAGATCTACGACACTTTACATATACCTGTCCAACACATCTCGGGTCTGCTACGCAAGCGTCAAGGTGTACGAATAGTTCTCTTTGAAAATCAAGGTAGGATGGGTATCCGATATCAATCTTACACCACTGTAAGAAAAAGTAGTGGTTTCCGGTAATATAGGTAGGTACCCCGTTGTTGTAAAACCATACTCCATTTCTGCGTCTCTTGTATTCTTCACTAATGTAGGGGGTGTGTTTGTTTCTAAACGACTCCGGCATAGACATCCACTCTTCCATAGACTTTACTCTTTTGAGTTCGTCTGGTAATGGTGTGCGTTGCCAGTGCTGTTCTTCCTTTGGCTTGTCGTGAAATAGTATGTCCTTTTTGCGAGGCCGCTTTGGTAACTGTATGGGTAAGTCAAAGCATAGCCTGACTTTTCCCTGGGTTTTGTCAGGACATATGTTGACTACGGTATCACCTTCTATCTCTACGAGTCCTGCCATTTAGTAATCCCAGTATATGAAGACTTGATTACTTTGAGTATTGCTCTGCGAATCCTCCCGAGTAATCTCTTTCCTCTTTAATTTCTCCGTCTTTCTTAAGACCTCTGATAAGTTGTTCGAGTCTTTCTCTTTCAACAATAAGTTCTTTAGCATCTACCGCTGTTTGTTTTATAGATTGCAACTCGGCTTTTCTTTGGGAGCCACTAAGTTCCTGGTCTACAGGCTTTTGTATTTCCTGTATCATATTCTCTATTGCAATCTGCATCGCCTGCATTAGGTTTACAGCGGTATCTATGTTGTTATACTTCTTTGATCTTGCCATGAATTGATTGTAAATAGGTTCTCCATAACTTCTCTCCATTCACCTCCATCTCATAGGACGAGTTCTTCCTGATCAGCACCTTGTCTCCAGGGTTTAATTCTAGTTCCTTCAACTTAGGTGAAGACCATCTGATGTAACCTTTCTTTTCTTTTGGCGGGTTAGCCTTGGGTATGAGTTCGATGATGTCACTCTTTATCGTTTCCTCTTGCTCTTCCTCTGGTTCTGGAGTAATGAATATCCAGTCACTAATCAACTCTATCTCTCCTGTGTCCTGGCATTTATACGCGTAGGCTTGACAGGATATAGGATCTAAGTTACCTCCATAGTGTACAACGTATACGTCGTCGTCTGGGTCTATGAATTGACCACGCTTCTTAGTTTCTTCTAACTGAACTGTTTCCTCGTTCATCATCATGTGGTTACCACCAAGCACAACGTGGTGATGGAAATACATAGTGTCTCCTACCTTAACATTGGTATCAAACTTGGCTGGTAGAGCAACCACCTCGCCTTCCATGGTTCTGTGTTTGAACTCGTCAAACTTGGTGTCGAGATACATTTCTTCACCGTTGACCTCCATGGTGTCCTTGGTTACTTTAGGTACACGTACTAAAAAGTGATAGAGGGATCTCATTCCTCCTTGAGTTCTCCTGTTGGTTTCTTGTCCCAAAGGTTGATTGCAATAGCAGATCTGGTACCTCGTGTTACCTCTGTAACTCTGTGGTGTGTTCCTCCTGCATCAAATATGATTAGCCTATTGTGTTTTGCACGTATGCGCTCCGGCTGTTTCTCTGGGCCATTAGAAAACACTTCAAGGTATCCTCCGTCGATATCCATCTCTACAGGGTAGAATACAGTACCTACAATCGGAGATGATATCTCCCCAGTGCTTTTCCAGAGTGCCTCATCTTTATCCAGGTGCATACCAAGACTTGCATTAGGCATGCCTTCCCCGAACTGGCCTGTCCAATACTCAAAGCCGTCTAGGTTTACTGAAGGGTATAGTGGATAGTCTCTCCAGATATACGAGATTAGTTGTTTTTTGATAGTATCGTCTGATGAGTTCCACCATCCGTTCCACCAGTGATAAGATCCGTTATCTCCAAAGAGGTAGTCTTTGTTATCCTCTAGTTGTTTGATAAAGGAAGGGTCTTTGATAAAGTTGTCAATTACAATCATAAGAATTCGCAGTCATGTTCAATTAATACAGGCATGTTATCTACGGTCTTCCAAAGCATCGTTCCCTCGTCTTTGTTGTAGATGTACACAAGGTAACGCCTTATTCCGTATTTAACAAAACATCTTTCGTCCTGTATGATTGAATCAATAACTGAATCGCCTGCTCTTTGGCCCACATAATAAGCCATAGCATCTTTCGGGTTAGTCCCGATGATGATTTTTCTAATAAGTTCCATTCTATTTATTTAGCCAGTAGTCTATTTTACTTGAATCACCCTCATCCTCTTCATCGTTGATGTGTGTTTCAAAAACTTCGTCTACAGTTTCTATCATTAAATCGTATTCGTCTGGTGCAGCCATATGCATCCCTGTCATCATCTCGTACTTCTCCTCTTCCTGATCTGACTCTGGTACAAAGATTCCAAAGCAATACATAGACAGGTACTGCGTCTTTCCTCCATATACTTCCATTATCTCTTCTATCTCCCCTAGTTTAAGCCTTATGAGTTGGAATGCCTCGTATCTCTGCTTATAGTTCATTAGAAAGATGTGTTTGTTCCCAGGAATCTTACTTCAAGATGTGAGTTGTCAGCGCTGTATACCACCCCGCTGCTTCCTGCAAACCCTCTGAGTTGAATCTTGTATCCTGCTAGTCCGTCGCTGTACCATAATACGTTGAACTCCAAGTGATAAGTCTCACCGTTCTTTACAGTTCTGAAGGTTTCTGCGAGTTTTAAACTAGCGCTATAGTCATAGATATCGAAAGTAACATCTGTGTTTGCTGTAGAGGTAACCTCTATAGATGCGGTCAACTGAAAGAATCCTTGCTTCTCGTTGATTAAGATATTATCTCTAGGGTCAGAAATACCTGTTTCTGGAATACTCATGTAAGTATTGGCTGAACCAAAAATTACAGATGATGTTGCTGCTGTTACTGATCCTGTAGCACTAGAGTCTCCAAATATTTCTGCGAACTGCACAGCGTTGAGGACTGTGGGTACAGCGTTACTACTCTGTGGTCTTGCATATAAAGTTTCAAGACCCTGGCCAACTACTTGAGTAGAGACTGAGTTCACTAGGTCTACTTGCTCTATGTATTTATAGGCACTAGCAGTTTCATCCCAGATTAAGTATTTGTCTGCATTAGCGGGAGATGTAATCTGCCCTAAGTTTCCTGCATCTTGTAGTTCAACCGTGCTCCCTGTTGCTGACAGAGGAGTATTCGCTGTAATAGATGCGGTTCCAATTGGGTTTGTGTTGAGGTCACGGGTAACTACTACTCCAGATGTACTAAGCATAAGCGCCTTGGTAATGCTGGTAGAGGTAGAGGGTGTTCCAGATATCTTTAATTCACCCGTAGTCTCGAGTGTGTCGGTAGAAAGTTTGAGCGCACTGTTGTTTCCAGCCCCGTCTTCTACTACTTGTTCTGATGCTGAGAGTTGCGCTGACTCAAGTTTGAGTAACTTGTCAAACGTATCCTTTATTTTATTTCCACTAAGTGATGCCATAGTATTACTTTTACCTAACAAAGATACTGATATGCCCAAAAGTACTGTAAGCCGAAAGAAGAAGTTTAGAGAGTTCTCGAAGATAGACAAGAAGTATATCCAGGAGAACGGTATGAAGAACCTACATTTCCTTTACAGGGATGCGAAGGATAACATGGATCTGGGAAAGGCTGAGGTGGATTTACTTTTCTTTATCTATGACCTGGAGTTTTGGACGATATCCTATGTTTCAGAGACTATGAATAGAAGCCATAAGAAGTTAGCGGATAGATACGTGTATCCATTAATGAAGAAGGGATGGATATACAAGCACTTCGATAAACTCACACCGAGCCAAAATATGGAAGACCATTTCTTTAGAGATGAAACCAAGATGAATTACAGGGTACGGTATGCCTTGACACAAAAAGGCAGGCTCAATGTGGCCCGCCTATATAGAAAGATGAGGGGTGAAGAACCGTTTAACCTTTCTTCGCCTTCCGAGCAGCATCCATAGCAGGACTGCTCTTCCCTTTATCGTGGGTTACCAGTCTGAATGGCGCCTCTGGTGATGCTCCCTTGTGTGGCTTATAGTCGCCCTTCATTAGAAAGTGGCGTCCACCCTCTGTCATCCAGTGGTATCCCTCTGGTGCTTTTACCTTAACGCTCTTGTTTGTCTTCTTTAGTTTCATTTCTTCTTGCGTTTACGGAAGGGGAAAGGTGTATCGTACTCCTTGATGCGTCCCTCTGGTAGTTTGTCTACATCGACACCACGCACCTTGGCCTTCTTCTTTTTCTTGGGGTCTCCTGTTCTATATTTCATATTACAAATATACTATCTTTACCCTTATGGAACTACGTGTAATAAGAATGTACAGCCAAGACGACTTCACTCTTGGAGCACTGTACCTAGAGAGCAAAGAAGGTAGAGAGTTCCTCTGCTTTACATTAGAAGACGAACATCGTGACGAGAAGGTTATGGGTGAAACCAGGATCCCAGCAGGTACATATCGTATTACCCTGCGTACCGTAGGTGGTCACCATAGTAGATACTCAGACAAGTTCCCTAATATGCATAAGGGTATGTTATGGGTACGCGACGTACCAGGATTTGAATACATCCTAATACATATTGGAAACACAGATGAGCATACAGCGGGTTGCTTGTTAGTAGGTAACTCATCAGACATGAAAGGCTTCATAGGCAAAAGCACATATGCATACCAACACATGTATCCCAAGGTAGCCAACGAACTGCTTGACGGCAAAGATGTTTGGATTACATACGAGGACTTTGCTTAATGAAGATAAAGATTCTATTGATACTGATATTGCTGACGACCTTGGGTAAGGGTCAAGAGTGCAGTCCTTATCATAAGATTAAACATATTAAACACAATGCTCCTAAGTCTGTAGGACTTGGTTATGTTGCTTGTCTTCACGCTACGGGAGTTGTTGCGGAGTTAGGATATGATAATATGTTTATTGGTGTTCTAGCAATGGGCCAAGGTCATCACGGAGCAACCTATTCTTTCTTACAGTATGAGTATGTTATCCATCAATTAATAATATATGGTGGGCCTGCTTATAAACTGAATCTTGATCCGGGTCTAATCATTGGTCGTGTTGGTGCAGACCTTCGTTTGTATAAGCGTCTTTACGCATCAGCAAGCATACTACAAATCAACAGAGAGTTAAACTACTTACACGTAGGATTTAAAATTATGTACTGATTGGGTATTTACTACTATTGACTTTATCATTTTTTTCTTGTACCTTTCCACCGTCTTACGACTTATGGGTCACAAAGTTATTAATCCACAGCAACAGCGTAAGTGGATTCAAAACGACTAAAGAAGAAACTCAGAACACAACAAGACAGTAGAAAGTTTCAAAGGGCCCCTAATTTGCTCAAATTTTTCGCATGCTTCGCGTATTACAGCGACAAGAAATACCCTCCGTTTATCGGGGGGTGTTTTGTTATGGGGGTATCGATTCGGCACATCAGTTGAAACAACACGGGCCATTACTCCTGATCCGTAAAAATTGCTGAGAAATGTTTCTGGTGGGGATAATATATTATATGGACGCCAGCGCGCGCGCACCCGAACGCATCCGCACGAACGGGGGGGCATGCATACAAGCGAACACGCGCACAGGTTTGGGCGTTTGTGCACGAGCACGAGCGCACCTACGCGAGCACGTACGTACACCGGCACGCCTATGTGCACACACGTAGTACACACACGCCCCCATGGGTGACCCGTACAGCCCCCACCCGCCCCCCGTACATATGAGGGGGGGAACAAATCACGCCCATACACAACCCCACAAGGAAACCACAACCCCACGCCCCACCATTGGAGGCACACTGACCACCCCAAGAGAACGCCTAGCGAATCCATTACCGCCAACAATACCAACACACCACCCAAGAGGAGAAAAGCCCTTAGAACGGCTTAAAATAGCCTCGCGTATATGTGTAACGCATAGGCCCATATGTATGCACGCTCGCGCAGGTCTGAGCGCGCCTGATCCCCTCGCGCATAATGCCCCCGCGCAACGGTTGTTTTTCGATTGGGGCAAAAAAAAACCCCGCTCAATGGCGGGGCTTCGTGTGTGCATCATGTAGGCTCAGTCCATGTGTTCTGTGTACACCTGCAAGTGTGAGCCTTCATCGAGAACTTCGAATGTAGGGCTGTAAATCGAACGAGTGGACATTTCTACCTCATCAGTGAGTATTGTTCCAATCAGTTCACAAACAACTTCCATTCGTGTATCATGGCCATGTGCAAAGTCGCAGTACGAGTACACTAGGCTCATGTGACACAGGTGCTCATGGGTCACCTTGCACACATCATGCACAAGGTCGAGCGCATCGGCAACTTCATTGACAATTTCAATCAGTTTAACTACCGGTAGGTAGTCTTTAGTAATTGCATTCACTTCGTGGTTCACAATCGAGTCGTACATGTACACTACGCAGTCACGCACTTGCTTGTCGAAGGCTTCCATGTCCCTACGTAGTAGTTCAATCGTTCTGTCGTTGTAATTTTTCATCGTATTTCGTTTTGGTTACACCGCAAACATAGGGGGTTATTTCGCTGTAAAGTGTTAACGCCTTGTTAAAGTGTGTTTCTATCTTACGTGTGCATTATGCGCACGCCAGATCCTGTATGCGCTCACATGTACACGCTCGGTAGGGGGTTGATATATAAAAGGGTGGGAAGAATCAACCCATGCACGCGCGCACACACATACGCACACACACGCGCACCTGTACATACATACACACTCGCGCCTGCACGCCTGCGCTCGGGCACGCCTGCGCCCCTGCCTGCGCACACATACGCCTACACACATGAATACAAAAATTTTCTGTTAAAGCCTTGTTAAAACGTGCTGTTAAAGTTTTGTTAAAGCGTGTTTTTTCATTTGGATTTGTCAATTATTTTCTATAGATATACCCCCTACTACGTAGTGGTAGGGGGATATCTCTATACTATCTCGGCAATCCCCTACCTCCCATACCTCGGACTCCATTCGAGAAGCACCACACCCCCTTAGAATGCGAAATCTCAAATGTGAACCATTCCTTCGTGCTATGCGCGCGAGTGACGCGCGTACACATACATACACACACGCCTTCGCAAGTCATGGACTTGCTCATCACGGGATGGACTGACTCGACCCTTCCCTTACGCGTGAAGCAGCATCGCGCGACGCCTGATCCTGTATGTACGCAGGAAAATTGGTGGGCATAATGCGCAGGGATTTTAACATTTTGTTGTGATATTATTAAAAAATCTTGTTGGTTGTTTGTGGTGTTGAAACGATAACCGAAAACTAAAAACGATTGCCTTATGGACAACACAACACCCAACACAACCACACAATTGCAAGCCCTCGAAAGCACAATGGGGCGTGACTTCATCGAAAACCTGTTCGAAGATTTCATCAACACCGAAGCCTTCGCATCGTTCGGCTTCTACACAGACCTACTGGCTGGTGCCTACAAGAGTGTCCGTGACCCGCAGTTCCGCTTACTTGTGCAAGGCAACTTCGATATGTTTGTTGCCCCTCAAAACACAAATGTGTAATGGGGAATTTCGCAACACAACGCAACCACAAGGGCTATGAGTACGTAGTCCGAGTGGTGAGCGCACCGACTCTGGGCGGTAAGACTGCAAGTGCAAGTAAGCGCAAGGTTCGGGGTAAGATGAAAGCCGATGCACTTGAAAACATGTACGCTGACCGGATTGACCGCAAGGTATACAGGGCACAAGCCCAACGTGAAACCCGTAGGGCAAAGCGGAAATAGAACTGTACTTTTTGGATGGTGGTGACCACACCTACAACGGACTACCTGCAAAGGGGATACCTATGCCCCTGTTGCACTGAGTGAGCGAGACACTCGTAGTCCCCTAAACAAATGTGAATGAGCATGAATGAGTTACAAAGACTGAGCCGGGCTGTTGCTATACACACCGGCAGAAGGAGAGGGAGCGAGAAGGAAATACGCGAGGCTTGGGCGTACCTATGTAAGGTACATGACAAGTACGGTACGGTAGACGTAGGTATTATCCGATCGCTCATACGTTGAACCGAAGGTTGAGAATGAGTTTTAACATTTCTTTAACGCTGATTGTCAGATAGTTACCCTATGTTTGTAGGGATGATTTGGTAGTGGAGACCACACTATAAACGGACTGCTACACAAGCACCAAGTCTTTTGGTTTTGGTTTATAACGTGGTGTTTGGGTGTACTATGGGTTCGAGTCCCATGCAGTCCCCTAAGCCTAAATGTGCAGGGCTAATGATGCACATAAACATATGCCTATGGATGAATTGAAAGATGGACAAGTCGTTTGTTTTAACGGCGAAGTCGAGAATTTAGATGACTGCTTAATGCTTACAGCACCGAGCGAGTACGAGGGAGAGTTTGCTCGAGAAGCGATGTGTGATAGACCTATGTTGCACCACGATGGGGGTTTCAATAGAGTCACCATACTTAATGACGAGTACGTGTCAGATGTAAAAACACTTGTGTGTGGTGACAAGATATGGTGGCCAGACTACGACAATGAGTGCAGTGTTTCCTACATAGATGGGGCGTACAGTATGTACGAAGGCGGGTGGTGTTGGACAGATGACACGCTGTACTGCGAGGAAGATGGGGGCACGTACCACATTGATGATTGTGGTTCGAATATCTTTTGGAGTGAGCGCAATGAGGAGTACCGACTTCAAGAGGAGAATGACCGCCAACTGCATGAATACCATAGTGGGTTTCGCAGGGACTTCACTTCACGTGACACTGTGTACACAATCGGCTTCGAGGTCGAGAAGGAAGATGATGACCCGTTAGATACGTGGGACTTGGATGCTGTGGATGAGACAGGGTGGTGCCGCGAGTCGGATAGTAGCCTATGCGATGAGACCGGCTTTGAATTAGTCAGTCCAATCTATGACTTGAATGACCCGCTGTTAGACAGTGCTTTGGAGGGCCGAATACTTCGTGACCATATCAACGCTGACTACGGCAGTAATTGTGGTGGACACATCAATGTAGGTAAGCGCGGTATATCGGGTGAGGAATTTTTCGATTCGATTCAAGCATTCGTGCCGTTGTTTCTAACTATATGGAGACACCGGATTACTAACCACTACTCGCAAATACAACGTAAGCCGGACAACTACAAGCGTGCCGGCAAGTATTCAGCGGTCAACATTCAAAGTAGATACATTGAGTTCCGCTTACCACCTGCGTTCAAGAACGTGACCAACCTGCTATGGCGTAGGGATCTGATGCGTATTATGTGTGCTAACGAGAACATCAAGCCGTTGCAATTGATTACTATGATGCTCAATCCTAAGAGTGCATTGGGTATTCACTTGCGTAAGGTGTACTCGAATGACCAAGTGCTGAAGGTAGTGAGCCTATACGCTCAGTTTGCCGATGACTTGTACGGTTCATTCAATTTTAGTGCTGATGGTGTAGGTGTATTCTACAAGAGTGCTGTGCGTAGATTGAAGAACCGCAAGGTAGACCCACGTACTATCGTGTCGTACTCAAGTGAGGCGGTGGATAGACTGCGAGACAAGTTCGGTATGAACTACGTGACTGATGCGCAACCTACTTTGGAGGCGATGGATAAACTTCTTGAAGAACAAAAATAATTATATAACCGAAACCGAAGAGTGCGATGGGATATAACCGCACAACTATGCTTATGTGTATTGCAATTATGAATGATGGTAAGATGTTACCTAAGAAAAAACTAAAGAACTGTTGGAACAACAACGATGATGGGGCCGGTATGCTCTACATCATGGATGGCTTGTTGTGTATCGAGAAGTTCCCTAACAAGGGGGGCAACTCGTTTGACAAATTCCTTGAGCGTTACCGCGAACTCAAGACTTCCGATGTGGGTGACAAGCCCATGCTCTTGCACTTCCGTATCGCTACACACGGTATGAGTGACGAGTACCTACACCCATTCGCTGTGACACCTACACTTGGACTCATACACAACGGTGTTATTTCGGGGTTCGGAACTAAGGACAAGAGTGACACTGCCGAGTTCGCAGAACTTGTGGGCACCATACCCAACGTAGATATTGAGATGCTCGACAACCCCTTTATCGAGGATGCAATCTTCACATACTTGGGTGGCTCAAGTAAGGTGGTGTTCATGGACAACGAGGGGTTGTACCGCATATTCAATGAGGGTGCAGGCTCATGGATTGGTGACAATTGGTTCAGTAACGACAGCCATTCACGTGCCGTACGATACTACGGAAGCACAGCCGTCACAGGATCGAGCCAGTACACCTACGATTGGGATGATGACAAGGCCGATGTGGATTCTTGGAACGCATCCTTTGGTGTAACTACTACCGATGAGTTAGATGACATAGCATACGACACTGAAGCACCACTGCAAGGAACGTATGACTGCGTAGGATGTGGCACACAAAACACGAAGATAAACTTCAACGCAGAGTGTATGAATTGTAGTGCATACCAACTCGATGCAGTCGATGAGGTCATGGAATTATGGACAAGCCTTGAGTGTGGCTACGAGGGTGATGACCTTAAAGATATAGCGTAATGGAATTTGAATTAGAATACAAAGACAACACGTTGAACGTGGTGGCCACTGTTGCTGTGTACCGAGATGAAGGTACATACGACACGCCACCTTACACCGAACATGAGGTGGAAGATCTGGAGGTGAGTATGTATGACCACGAGGGTAACCTTGTGTACTTGCCTACCGAACTGCTCTCTAAAGAGTTACGAGATAGTATTGATAAAATTATAAACGATAGAGTTGAGTAAGTATTTAGTCTCAATTTGCGAGACACATTTGGAAATGATTAACGGATTAGTAACCTTATACACATGAGATATGGATAAGAAACACATAAAAAAATTCGGCGAAATGCTGGAGAACAAGACCGTAAAAGCGGTAAGAAGATTGGAAGATTCAGAGATGAACGATTTAATGTGGTACAAGAACCCACTCGTATTGATATTCCAAGACGACACGCAATTGATATTGCAGTGCGATGATGAAGGGAATGATGGAGGTGCCGCCATGTTTTATGACTACAAGACAGGCGTAACGGAAACTATTTACACAGTTTAAAATGGATGACAGGATGATAGATAACTTTATTACATACTGCAAGGACATCGTGGCCAAGCACCCAGATCTTACGGATGAGGTGCATGACTTCTTTGACCTATGTATGATGGAGATAGAAGATGGTGGGTCGCAACCCCATGAAATCGAATTAGCGATGAGCGACATAGATGATTTAGTAACAACCAAACTCAAGAGTGCAAGAGGATAACACCGCACAACTATGCTTATGAAAGTATTTGCAGTAACCGTACCCAATCCTTACTTGGGTGAAGGCAGTAAGAGTATTGACCGAGTAGCACCTGCGGGTGAGACAATGCTATCTTACTTTACAGTCTTCGCAAAAGACTACGAGGATGCGCGTTTAGCGTTCGTAGAATTTTGTGGTAGAGGAAGGAACCTACCTACCCTCACAACTATTACACCTATCGCAGAGGACTCACGAGTACTCAAGCGAGCGGTAGTACCCAACACCCCTGCGATCCTGGATAGCGTGGAGATTGAAGCACTTGATGCAAATCAAGCGAAACAATTACTGCGTGAGTTCATATCCAATGACAGCACCGACCCGCTGTTGGCTATGGCTATCCGTAAGGTGACTGAACTCGATGAGTTCGTTGCATTCAGAGGCCTTGAGTCTACTCTACAATCTCAAATTGAGATAGAGGAGGTACCACTAAGTGAACTACAATCTCTTGCAGATGAGGTGAGTGATGATGTGAACCAAAGTCTTAGTGGCTTAAAGAACACCGGGCTAAGTCGTGACAAACTTAGTTTCATTGAGCGTTTAACTTCTAAACGTGGTGGATAATGAATGAGTTCCGTAAAGCGGTACGTATTGTGGAAGAGGCGCGGGATACCGCCGCGCTTCTACACAGTACCTACATACGTATACAATTAGATCAGGCACTTGAGGTGCTTGCCAAAGCAGAAGTAGAATTTAATAAACAAGAGTATGACTTATAGACAATTGGTGGACTACCCACCTACACTAAGAGTACCGGATTCGATACGTCAAATCAAGATTGACTTGGTGTCCGTGATGTGCGACAACAAGTACAGATGGATAGCGAGTAAGAACGACGATGGAGATTTCGTAATCCGTACGGGTGGCTATGCATTCAGCAACTTTGGAATACCACACCACAAGGATGACCTTGAGTGGGCAATGGATGCTAATGATTGGGATAGCGTGTTCGATATGATTAACGAAGGCACCGTGAAGGTGTGGAAGATAGAGTACAGATAACTAAATACAACTTGCCTTATGAAAGTATTAGAATTATTTGCTGGCTCACGTTCAGTGGGCAAAGCCGCAGAAGAACTTGGGATGAATGTATTCTCAAGTGACATCAAACAGTTTGGTGGTATCGACTACGTTGTTGACATCCTGGACTTTGATGTAGCAGAAGTGCATGGATTCACTAAGAATCTATGGGTACCCGATGTGATCTGGGCATCACCCCCGTGTACATCGTATAGTATTGCAGGTGTAAGACACCACCGCAATGGACAAGAACCTACGTCAGATTTCGCTGTAAAGAGTGACAAGATTATGGACAAAGTTCATGAGTTGATACACTACTTTACACTGTTGAATCCTAACCTTGTGTACTACATTGAGAACCCTCGTGGTATGCTACGCAAGATGGACTTCATGAAGCGTCATCCGATACGGCACACGGTAACGTACTGCCAGTATGGAGACACACGTATGAAGCCAACCGACATATGGACTAACGACTTGCGTTGGAACCCACGCCCTATGTGTAAGAATGGTGCGCCTTGTCATGAGCCTGCACCAAGAGGGTCACAAACAGGCACTCAAGGGAGAGCCAACAACCATGAGCGGAGTAAGATACCGCATGACTTATGTTTAGAAATATTAAAATTAAATGAATTGACTTATGCCTAAGACACCCAAAGAATTTCAACCGAGAAAGAAGCCTTCATTAGTAATGGAGTTGCTTGCTTATGTATTTATTTACGGCCCAATCTTCACGTTCTTCTACGTGATTATCAAGGGGCTCAACACTTTATTCGGATACTAACATGTTCCGTAAACGCAAACACATAAAAAGAACTGAGGCATACCTGCGTATGCTTGAGTTGGATCAGATCAACCTTACCCTACATGCGAGTAGGTTTGGTTGGTCGACTGACATTCAACATCAACTAACAAACTCAGCGATGTTGATACGCAAGTACCAACGTAGACTTAGGTTAATACGAATGTGATTCGCGAATCGCAAATCCTCACAACGATGAACCTTAAATTGTCACAAATTAAGGGTAAAATTGTACGTTTAAACATACAAAATAAGGGTAAACCTTCACATTATACGTACACACATATAACCTTTAACACCAAAGAGAAATGAAAACACTAATTGTACTTACACTTATGCTTGCTGTCTTGTTTATGTATCTAACCGGTAAAGGAGAACAGCAATGAAAAGGATGAAACAATTTATGCGCATAGCAATGGCAAGGCTACGCCCTATCTACAAACACCCCGCTCAACGCAGAGCGTGGGCTGCAAACATGTACAGAAGATGGCAAGAAAGAAAGAATGGACACTCTACAAAGAAGTAGAGGGAATGAAGTACCCCCAAGAGGACTTGAACATCGAGAGACATTGGAGGATAATGGTAAGGTACGCATTGTGCAAGCACCAGAATGTTAAGGAGGCATCCAAGGAACTAGGGGTAACACCCCGCACAATATTCCGGCTCATCAACAGGTGGGATATTGAGTGGAGACTTCCAGATCTTGAGCCGTTGAAAAAAAAAACAGTGTAACATTTGTTAGTTAAATGTGGATACTGTAAATTTGAATCAATTAAATTTTATACTATGTCTAACACTTATCAGTTCAAAACAACGAACATCAAAGGCAAGCAGTACGTTGAGGTTAATCAACGTGTCATTGCATTCCGTACTCTATCAGAGTACAAAAATTTCTCATTGGAAACACAGGTGCTACACCTGGATCCAGAGTCATGTGTCATACAAGCAACCATATCAAACGCTGACGGAAACGTAGTGGCTCAAGGTATGGCGCAAGAGGACAAGAGTTCCTCTCGAATCAATCAAACCTCATACGTAGAGAATTGTGAAACGTCCGCTGTAGGTAGAGCCCTTGGGTTCTTAGGTATAGGGATAGAGACATCAATCGCTACGGCTGATGAGGTAGGCATGGCAATCGCTAAGGAAGGGGAGCCTGCACCCAAAAGTAAGGAAAGTCTCAACGAGATATTCAAGAAGTCAGTGGAGTACATCAAGGCAGGTAAGAACAAGCCTGATCGTAACACACGCTTCACTGCGATACAAGACAAATACAAAGGCACCATGACTGCTTCTCAGATTTCTAAGTTAGAGAAGTTAGTATGACTCATGGATGGTTTGAGTCTTTAGTAAAGAAGACAGGAAAGAAGTACCTATCGTACTCTTCAATCAAGCATGCACTGCAAGACATTGCGCTGTTTGAATTATATATGCAAGGCAAGTTGCGTAAGGAATCGGAGGCACTCACTTTTGGGAGTGCTTACGATTGTCTTTTGTTTGAGCCTCACAAGTTTGACAATCAGTTTCACGTCATGGATGACACTGAGATTATCAAAGAAGTCGGAGGCAAGAACCCTCGTGTCACGAAAGTGTACAAGGAATGGAAGGCTGAAGAAAAAACAAAAGCAAAAGACAAGACTGTTGTATCTATAGAGGACTACCAACAATGCATCGACATGATAACAAGGCTCGATGAATCGAAGGTGCTGAACATATACCTAGATGGCGACTATCAAGTAGAGTTCTTACAAGAACTTGAAATTGGCGGGGAGGTAGTTCCCTTCCGCGGTTTCCTTGACTGCCTCGGCAAAGGATTCATAGCAGACAGTAAGTCTTCTCGTAGCGTGAAGGGATTCCCGAGAGATGTACGTGTATTCGGATACGACATACAAGCATTCCTATACACACACGCATTCGGAGTAAAGGATTTCTATTGGGTAGTGCAGGAGAAAGCATACCCGTATTTACCAGCAGTATATAAAGCATCAGAGGAAACCCTTGACTCTGGTAGACGTAAAGTGGCTCGTGCCTTGAGCATAATCAAGGAACATTATGAGAATGACAAGCCATCGACTACGTTCTTTTTACAAGGGGAAATTTAATCAATCAATTGCTATGTCACAACAACAAAGCAAGGGAGTTTACATGGGATATGTAGGCGAACGCAAAGAGTTTGATAGTGGTGTTGTCAAGTACAACATCTCTTTCAAGGAAGATCAGTTGGATGAGATGAAGAAGTATCTAACGGGCGCAGGTAATGTGAACGTGGACTTCATCATTAAGACCGACGGAACTGCATTCACGAGTGTGTTCAACCCACGTGCAAACGGGGGAGCGAACACTCAAAGCCAAGCCGCTAAAGCAGTGGCTCAAGGCAACGACGGATTGCCGTTCTAAATTACTAATGTAAGGGAGGGGATTCAATCATGTTAAGCAAAACTCCCCTGTTCAAGGGCCCCTCCCTGCATTAATACTTTACATTATGAATGGAAACTTTGGAGATAAAAGAAAGACGGCTGGTGGTCAACACAGTGTGCGCACTTATAACATTAAATACAATAGACGAAAAAAAAGATGGCAACTAAACAAAGGAATAAACCCAATCTTCAGCGCGAAGCAGAAGGAGGACGTAGAGTGGTGGTACAAGGAAGTGATAACGAAGAACTGCGTGATATTCTAATCGCTGTATACGGTACACTGAAGCGTGGCTTTGGTAACAACATACTACTAAGCAATGCTGTATACGTTTCGAATGCAAAGACAGAGAGACAATACCCTATGGTAGTACATGGATCAGGACTACCCTTTCTCGTAGAGAAGCCTGGTGTTGGATTCAACGTAGATGTAGAACTATACTTAGTATCGGAGGATGAACTTAAACAATTGGATATGTTAGAAGGACACCCCGATTGGTATAAAAGAAAGAGACGAGGGGCGGTCACACCCGAAGGTGAAACGCTGTTGCCTTACATATATTTTGCACCCGATGAGTACTATCACAAATCAGAGACGCTTCATGAGTGCTACTAAATGTTTTGTTGAGATAGGTAGTTGTGATTTTAACACACTGAATGACCTAGGTAAGAATGGGTGGACAGGAGTTATCATTGAGCCGGTACAAGAGTACCTAAACAACTTAGAGAAGCACGATGGTGTAACGTACATGAACTGCGCGATTGATGTGAGTAGAGGCTCAAGACAGATGGATGTATTCAAGCAGTCTGTCATTGAAAAAGACAGAGACTTTGCGGGCATGAGTTCGTTCTCTGAGTACACTCTCAAGGGCAACAAGAACCTAGTGGAGTCAAGGTTAGTTGAATCAATTACCTATGACGACATGATAAAGGAGTCTGGTATAAGCCAGATCGACTTCTTAAAAATCGACACCGAAGGGCATGACTTGGTTATCCTTAATCAAGTTGCATACGAGGGTGCGTTGCGACCCAAACTGATTAAGGCAGAGCACAAGCACGTTGCAAATGGATGGGCATCCATGAGGGAATTACTTGAGAGCAGAGAGTACCTAGTCTATCAAGAGTTTGATGACGTGTATGCTATAGACATGCGCACCAGTTCTAGCAGAGATCCCTTCAAGAATCATTTCGAATTTAATCTGAAAGAATAATGGACAAGATATGTAAGAGCGCGTATCGCGCCAACATGTGCACTCTTGTACGCGCGCAAGTGGATGAGCAGTTAGAGAAATTAGCGACACTGCACACTTCGTTTGGTACTAAAGGTAAGGGTGATAAAAGAACAAAGAAGGAACTTAAGGAAGCAGAGGCTGTGCTGTACAGGGAAATCAAAAGGCTAGTGCCAGAGTATTACAAACGAATTATAATTGACAAGTAATGAATAAGTCTCAACTAAGAGAGATGAACAATACCTCTCTCAATAATAATGCGATACCAATGAAGAAACTGCAACCATTCAGAAGAAGTGATGGGCGGTTATTGGTTGGTCGCTACAAAGGTCAATCGCTCAAAGATGTACCTAGGTCATACATTACATGGATGCTCAACAACATTGAGTTGGACTCATCCTCTATTAGTTACTTGAGAAATGAAAAACTAATATGACTGAGTATCAAATAGAAAGAAGCATAGAGCAGAACGCTATAACCCTAGCGACCTCTGTGTTCTCGAAGATTAACCGAGCACACAAGGAAAGTTTAACAATGAGCAGAAGGGATAGAGAGTTAGTGGAAACTAGGCAGATGATATGGGCTTATCTAAAAGAGAACACAAGACTTACCATGTCCTATATGGGCAGTGTATTTAATAGACACCACAGTACCGTGATAGCAGGTCTAAGGGTGCATAACAAGAACATGGATGTGTTCAGCAATGGTAAGCCTATTAACCCCTTGTATGTAAGCAAGTATGAAGAGGGTTCAGTTATCCTGGATCAGGCGCTTGCCCACACACGTGAGAAGAATAAGTCCCTAGTGTACCGAGTAGTATTATACACCAACAACACTGAGACGTTAGATAAATATGAAATAGTAAATGTAACCAAGGTATGATTATATCAGACAAATTTAAGTTCATCTTCGTAAAGATTCCGAAGAACGCAAGCACCTCAATGGAGGAAGCACTGCTTAAACTAGACCCAGAGGCAATGGTCATGGATAATAATAGTCCACCATTTGGTCACGAGACAATGGCTACTATCAAAAAGATAGCCGGTGAAGATAGGTGGAACGAGTACTTTAAGTTTGGGTTTGTCAGAAATCCGGAGAGAAGATTTATATCACACTATGTATACAACTGCGATTACCACTACAGGAATAACCCCAGTGTTGCGTGGGTGTTTGACGAGACAGGCAACTTCCCTGCCCCGGAAGACAAAATAATAACAAGGGATATGCTCATGCAGTTTCATTTCTTTGACAAGTTCTGGAGTAAGCCCTACCTTAAGTATCAGCAGGTTGAATGGATGGAAGATGACATGTGGCTAGGCGTGGTTGAAAACATCGAGGAGGATTGGCAGTATGTTTGTGAGCGCATTGGAGAAACCATTCCGCTGTTTAAAACTAATGCTACCAACTCTAAGATCTGGAGTCTAGGCGATGAGGCCAAGAAGGTTTTTGAAATCTTGTATGAAGATGACATAAAAATGTACAACGACAGGATAGCATATGGAATGGGACTTAAGTGAGAAGCAACCTATACACTACTATAATGTAGACATTATATGGCAGACCAAGCGTGGCAAAAAAATGTATACCAATAAATGGAAAGGGCTAGAGTGTGTGAGCAGAGCGAAAGACCTTAAGGGTTTGAATAAGGATAAGAAAGCATTAGAATTTTTAGAGGGCCTTACAAAACTTACAGCCAAGAAACTAAACTTCAGAGTATACAAAATCAATAGCAAAGAGATAGTAGGGTACTCAGAGATTCACAAAGAAAAAGACTACGACAATGAGTTCAAGTGAGACAATCACAATGTTTCCGTCTGTAACGGATATAGATAACCCACATTACACAACACTAGATGAATCCCTCACACGTATACGTGAAGGAAAAAGTCAAGCCAAGGTCGAGCAAGTTAGAGCAGGCAATAAGGATGTAAAGAAAACCCTGCCTATCGCACTGTTCTCTGGTGTATTTGAAGGCAGAAGAGACAGCCAGATCCTGGGGCATAGCGGTATAATAGTATTGGACTTTGACCATATAGATGTAGAGGATTACAAGTCATTACTTGGCACCGATGATTACATACGTGCCTGTTGGACGTCTCCGAGTGGAGACGGATTGAAAGCACTTGTACAGGTTACAAATCCCGAGAGACACCGTGATCACTTCCGTGCGTTGCAAGCCTACTTCGATAGAACATATGGACTAGAGGTTGACCCTTCTGGAATAAATCTTTCGCGTGCTTGCTTTGAAAGTTATGACCCAGACCTTGTAAGTAATGAAGACCCTCATGTGTTTGGGCTAATGCTTTCAGAAGGCAGTGAGCATCAAGAGGTAGTACAGCGTGAGGCATACACCGACTACGAGAAGTTAGATATTGTAGTACACATGATACGCAAGGCTGATGATGGAGATAAACATCGTACGCTTTTACGTGCTTCCATATTGTGTGGTGGATACATCGCCGCAGGAAGGATGGAAGAGGACGAAGCACTGCGTGTTATGGAGCGTGAACTTGTACGTAGAGATGTACAAGACATAGACCTAGCACGTAAGACTATGGGTGACGGCATCAACCAGGGTAAGACCATGCCTATCCGTGAGATTATTGATGACGAGAACAAGATTAAAAGAGAGTTCCGTATCAACGATGGAGACATGTCTTTTATATCTTCGGATGCCACTGATCTGGAATGGATAAATGATTTCGCAACAGGTAAGATAGAGAAGGGACTTACCACCGGGCTAACAAACCTAGATAAGTACTACTTGTTTAAGAAAGAGTTTACTATTATCAATGGTCACAGTAATGTTGGTAAGACAACAATGGCTTTGTATCTAATGGTGACAGCATCTGTACTACACAATTGGAGATGGATTATATATTCTTCCGAGAACAGAACTGCCGCTGTTAAGATGAGGCTTATGGAGTTCTTAGTTGATGTACCTGTTAGTGACATGCACTATGAGGAAAGAGTAGCCGCATACAAGTGGGTGAACAAACATTTTACGATTATAAATAACAATCAAGTGTATAGTTACACCGACCTTATAGTATTCGCTGAGAAACTTATACGACAAGAGCCTTATGATGGTATACTGATTGACCCTTACAACTCATTGAAGACAACCATATCAAAGAACGCTCAACTATCTTCTCATGAGTATCACTACGAGGCCGCATCAGAACTACTCACCTTTAGTGTCAACAACAACATGGCAGTGTGGCTGAACACCCACTCGGTTACTGAGGCTCAAAGAATTAAAGGCCCCGATGGATTGCCTGTAGCACCGAGTGCTGCTATGACTGAGGGCGGCGGTAAGTTCGTGAATAGGGCCGATTCTTTCCTCACATTTCATAGAAAAACGCAGTCAAACGACTACGATATACGCCAACGTACAGAGATTCATGTGCGTAAACAACGTAACCAAGAGACCGGTGGTCAACCCACACCTTGGGATGATCCTGTGGTTCTTGAAATCAATAGTTCACGTACAGGTTTTAGGAATCTTGGTAGTAGTGAAAAAAGTTTTACTCCTTTAGCGTACAAGAACAGTAGTTTAGACTTATATTAGAGGGTGGATGAAGTCACCGAAATCAAATTGGAGTTACCAAAGCCGCCTTCGCTTAATCAATTTTACAGTGGGAGGCATTACGCGGTACGCTCAAAGTACAAAAAAACTTACTGGGAAAAAATCCAAAAGGTTCTTGAAGGATTTGATAAGTGGCACATGGAGTCTATGTCTATTCATGTTTACTACAATTGCCGTTATGATGTTGATAACGCTATTTGTTGCAGTAAATTTCTTGCTGATTATCTACGAAACAATGGTTATATTGATGACGATAGTCCTAGATTTTTCACATCACAGTCTACGCATTACGACGGGACGGTGGCCAAGGACACCTTTGTAGCAAAAATAAAAGCGCATGGATACGAAACTATTAAGTAAAGTTTATTTCCTGGCGACTGCAAGAATGCAGGAAGCAGCCATAGAGTTGTACGAAGACCTACACACAAACAGTGGTGAGGCTCGTACCGATGCTGAACGTCTGCATAACACCATACGAAAGCATAAGAGAAGCATAGATACAGAATTTGATTTAATAAGAGCCGCATTGTTAGAGCATTATGATGACGCTGATTTATCTTGACGGCCTAAATGGTATCAACTATCACCGGCTAATGACACCCTTCCTTAGACTTAAGGAAGAGGAGGATCTGGAGATACACTTTATAGAAAACTTTAATGACCTTAAAGAGTTCGACCTTTCAAAGGTCAAGAACCTTGTAGGGTCAAGAAGGTTTAGCGTCTCCAATCATAAAGCATTCAAGCAGTATCTGGTAGACAATGATGTCAAACTTATATTAGACAACGATGACTATTGGAAACTACCAAAGGATAATCCTGCTTACGAATACTACAAGAACCATCAGTCAAAAGATATCAAGGCGAGTATACTCATAGCCGATGAGATTTGGAGTCCCTCTGCGTTTCTTGTAGAGATAATGAAAGACATAAACCCTTCCGCTGTATACCGGGTGATACCGAATACCATACATCAAAAGGAGGAGCAATGGATTGATTGGGAAAAGGATATGCCTAAAGACTACAAGGTTCGCTTTGGATATCTCGGAGCCAATGGACATCAAAAAGATTTAGAGCAGATGGGTATGACGTTTGAAGACCATGAGTTATATTGCATGGGTCTGATGGACTATCCAGAAAAGTTAAAAGCAAAGTATAGAATGAACCCTGTGGATATTACTCAGTACGCTAAGTTGTACAAGTTCTTCGATGTCTCCCTTAGCCCCTTGAAGGACTCCAAGTTCAACAAAAGCAAGTCTGAATTAAAAGTAGTTGAAGCAGGGTTCACTCGTACTGCAATCATAGCATCAAACGTAACGCCATATAAGGAGGTTATAAAGCACGGAGAGACAGGCATCCTGTGTGACACACCACAAGAATGGAAGGAGGCCGTAGAGGGCATGACATTACCCAAGGCTATGAGGCTTGGTAAGAATCTTTACGAGTATTGTAAAGAGCATTATGATTTGTCTACCATAAATAAACTGCGGCTTGAAGGACTCTCATGAAAGACCAGATCCCATCATACCTAAAAGAATATGCCAATGACCTTACGTTAAGAAGGATTGATGCTAATCGCAGAAGGTATAAGGGTACTCACAAACAGAGAAAGGGTACAAAGCAATCAGTATTATTGGGAGAAGTATCAAGAGAGTATTACACAGAGTACATAGGCATACTTGGTGAGTTGCTTATCCGTCATTACTTTGAGGTTACACCAGAGGTAACTAGATATACAGTGTCTACGCTGTTAAAAGAAACAAAGAATGTTACTGATGACCCAGACATTATAGTAGAGTCAACAAAGATTAAGTACGGACTTAGTGTAAAGACTTGTGAGAAAACATTCAAGGCTAACAAGAGAGCGATGGATAAAGAAGAGTCCGACATAGTACTCTTCATCTTGTTTACATCACCAGACGAATATCTATTTGCCGATTTCACACCCGACGATGTAAGGCTCTGGGATGTAAGGCACGCATACTCACCCTATTACGAAATGAAACCTCTATAGATACGTTTTGTATCTTCGATGCTCCCACAATTTCGTGGGTTACAAACAATTATTTATCGCTCATTATGGAAGACTTCGACAAATTCGTAGCAGAACTTGAATCGGCTGAACAACCGACTTGTAACACCTTAAACCCGGAAGACTGCGAAGCGTGTGGCTCCTGATCAGGAGATTAATTTCTTACGTAAGAAAAGCACAGATAGAAGAAGCAACAGTAAGTAAAAAGAAAACTTGTAAACCTTGTTGTACCACCTGTCGCTGTCCTTCATAACGATGGACGGGACAGGTACTTCTATCACCTGTACAATAGTATCACTTTCGCAAATTGCGTCTACCATAATGGTGTCAAACGAACGCACGATGTTAACCTTAAGTCTATCCTTAGTGATGGTAATGGTGTCCCGCTGTTGAAGAGTTATGGTATCACGCACCGAGACCGGTGCAGTTACAATCGTATCCGTAACAACAACCGTGTCTTTCCTTAGTACGCTGGGGTCTTTCTTGATTGCTTTTCTTAGGTGCCACTGCGCGCTGCAACTGCTCAATGATAGCACTATTATTAATAAGGATAGCCATTTCATTTATCTCAACTGATAGTTAACACCCGCTCTTAGGTTGAATATATTTCTGTCCCAATACTTCATGTACTCGACCTCTGTAAAAAAGCCCCAACGCTTTCCTGGTTTCCATCCAAAGACAAGACCTGTACTGTAGTCAACCCATTGATTCCCATCTACGTAGTTGCTATAAGAAAACTCTTCTTTGTCACCTACGTGCATGTGGTAAGGAAGAATGTTTAACCAAGAGTGTATCCAAAAGTCATCCTCATAGTGATAATAGTCTACCCCAATTATCGCAGACACAGACTGAATAAGACCAACACTATCTATGCTAAGTTTGTTGAATTCATTTACGATACCAGGGTAGATATATCTGCGGAAGTCTTCATCGGTATCAGCAACCTTCTCCCCTTCTGGGTCTAACCAGAACCAGTCGCCGTTATCTATCTCATCATCATTGTCGTAATCAATGCCATAGTAGACGTCTTCATAACCCATGTTGCGTACTAAGTCCCACCAAGGGTTGTGTGCTAAGAAGTCTGCTATTGGATTATATCCATATGACCTGTGTAAACGCCCGGCAACACCTGCTGAAAAATCTAACTCACCTATATGTAATCTTAGTCTTGATTCTACTTGCGTATAATTCAAATCAACAAGCCCTTGACTATAGTACTCGCCCTTTACCATAAAGTATTTAGCAAGGTATCTAAGGAAGTATCTTTGGTTTACGTATGCTGACCCTTGCTGACGACCCACGTCGTACTGAGCAAGGTATTCAAGTCCCTTCACAGAACCAACTGTAGCAGACAACGCTGTTGTAGACTCTGTTTGTCCGTCATAGAACCTGTTCTGTCTGTTCTCATAGTCATACCGAGCAACCCTACGTATACCAATAGTTGCTTTGTAGTCGAATGGATTCTCAATTGTAATGTCTTGAAGTTCTCCGCCCTGAGTAACGAAGTATTCTTTTTGAGCAGGCATAGGTGATGAAGCGAATGCACTTGTGTAAACAGTAGCATACTTAAATACACCCCCAATTTTTTGAGCGTGCAGCAACATAGAACTCATTAAGAAAAAAGTAATCAGTATGTTTCTCATTAGAATTTGATTGCGCCGGTTAGTTCATCAATACTCTCCTGTATATCCTTATGTGTTACGGAAAGGTTTAATGAAAGACCTGGCTCCCACCGCTGTATCTCCTCACCATTTTGGTAAAGGACTATGGTAGGAACAGATTTTATCTTCCCGTATTCTTTTACATCAGTCTCGTCTATCCATGCGTTGATAACACGGGCATCACTTATTTTTTTTAATGGTACGCTGTTGGTTGAATTAAACTCAGCGTTATAATGCACTACCACCAATCCCCTGGTCGGCACCTTGAAGGCACACAGTAAGGTGAATGCTATGGCGAGTGCAACCTTTTTCATTTCATCTCGAAGAGGCGCTCTTCTATTTTGTCTAATTGCTTTTTGATGTCATCAACATCCGACTTGGTGTTCATGATCGTGGTCCGTATCAACTCATCTTTTAAGTCATACTCTGTTCGGCCAATAACAGGTGCTGGTAATTCTTTTGCATCCTGTACCTCAGCCTTTAGGTCAAAGTATCCCAGACTAACTATTACTGCCCCGCCGATAATCATACCAACGGTCTTTAGTGATAGACCTACTACCGTGTCTTCTGATATCTCTTTATTTATCGCCACCGGACTTAGAAAATTTTTCTAATCCAGCAATTCCAAAACAGCCAATTGTGACGTACACAAAAGAGTTGTAGACACCTTCATTGATTACTAAATCTTTTCCGAACGCACCAGTGATAAGGTCAAGAGCCATTACCAAAACCATTACAGCAAAAGAAATTGCACCAAGAATACTCTTCTCGTTCCAGTCGTTGCTGTCCTTAAATATTTGTTTCCACTTCATTATACAAAAATAAGATTCTGATTGTTATTCGCGAAGGCTGAGTTAATCTGGTAACTCCATGTCATACAGGATGTAATCTAATTCTGCTGGGCTACGACCGAACTTCCTACGCACTTGATTCTCAAACTTATCAATAAGATCATAGTTGTCTTTTGCCTCACCATAAGTCACCCCATACTGATAAGCCTGCTTAACCTCATCGAGATGCGCCTTGCGTACAGTTCTTCTACTTTCAGGAATATCTTCCCACTTCTCTCTAAAGTTTTTGTCTTTGAGATTCCAACCAAATTGACTGGCGATATTAACTGGGTAGTCTCTAAAGAATATATTAGTACCCAATTGAAGTGCATTCAAAGGTTCTAACTCTGGATCACGCCCTTCTTTTTCTGCATCTTGTATTTCCTTTGCTCTCTTTCTTAGAGTACGCTCAATAAAAGCAATGTTCGGTGGTATAAATACTTCTTTTAAAACATAGGTGCCAGTCGTCTTATCCCAGTCTAAGTAAGAAGAAGGGATCAAGTGTCTGTAAAACCAGTTTAGATCATCGCTGTTTCTTATCGGTTGTCCGTATTGGTTTTCTCCTTTGGCTAAATTAAACACAAGTTTAACCGCCATGTTAGGATCTTTAAAGTCTGACAGTATCTCATTGATTTGAGTGAGCCTATTTATTCCGTCACGACCATATATCAATCCCTGTATCTCATCGTAAGGATCTTCTGAACTCATGTTTACAAAACGAATCTCACCATTCTTATTCATTTCAATAGGGACAATGTTAGCGCCCTGCATCCACGGGGGGAGTATCATGTTAACACCTCTTGCTGTTGCTGCTAATTCTTGCTCATCTTCATCTTCTTTCCCCGTGAGACTGCGAACAAGTTCACCAATCATTGTGTAACCAACAGCAGACATACCTGCCAGTGCTGATCCAGTAACCAATGCTTTCGTACCGTCAAGGATGTATGCTTTCTTTTGCGATGGTGTTAAACTTTCATTAGTTGCACCCTCTCTTATATCACTTACTGCATTTTGGTATACAGCAAGAAAACTACGGAACGACTCCAGTCTAAACGAAAGGAAATCCCCAAAAGGACTCTGCATAAGACCCCTGAAAGCAGGGTGTATACGTGACATCGTCGGGAAGTTTTGTTTTATTCTCTCCGCTGTCATCTCGTTTACTTCGTTTTGCTCTTGAGGATTTAACTCACTGAATGGTTTGCCTTCTGGGTTAGAGGCTAAACGCTTCGCAAAGTTTTCTCTCTTAGCAAGGAAGCCTACTAATTTAGTATAGTCATCTATCGCACCGTACTGATATGCTAAGTCTTTTGATTTTTGTTTCATCCAGCCCCATGCTTTATTGGGGTTCTCTCCACTCATCTGAGAATAGAAAGAATTATTGATGTTGTCAAACATAGCCAGGCTAATAGAACTACCAAATAGTCCGTACTTAGCCGCTGTCTCAAAGTGCTCTTGTATTTGGGGATCAGTATATTCCCCATCTTTCATTTTCTTTAATCGTGTTCTTAGATCCTTTATAATATTATAGCCACCTAAGTTTTCACCAATAGGAAGTATTCCATTAAGCCCCAGGAAATACCAACCACCCATAATGTTCTTTCTCCAGGTAGGCAGGTTATAGAGTACCCGTGTTCTACGCATCTGCAATAGGATACCATAGTAGATTCGCATACCCTGGTTCTTCGCAGCATACAGTGGCGTCATCTTTAACGCTTCTACAAAATCATTATTAATAGACTGACCTTTAAGAGGTGAGTTATTATCTTGAACTGATGTATAGTTTTCTCTAAAGTAAATCTCTATAGCATCACTTAATTTTTGGAACTCATTAAAATTAGTTGGCTCAATTACCTTGTCGACTTTACCCTCGACAAACATTACTTTAGTTTGGTAGTCTTTTTCTTTATACTCAATTCCTATTCTGTCATAGAAATCTGTAAGCGACTCGTCTCTTCTTTTTAAGCCCAAGCCTTCTGCCAAATATATCAGTTCTTTTTGCGCTCGTGCAGAGACCTCATTGATGTCATTCATGAATACCGGCAACGTATCTCCTTTAGCATCTAACAAATAGATTCCATTCATGATCGCATCAGCAATAGCCTTAGTAATAATTATGTCACCTGTGCCTGCGTTTTGCCCCGCCTTGTTTACTCTTGAAACTAATCCATACTGCCCATAGATATTGGCTAAGTTGTTTACAGTGGTAGTAAACTTTATAAATGGATTTCTTTCCTCACCTAAGAATGTTCTTAATTCAACCGGTAGATCCTGCTTACCCTTAAAGGATTTAGTAGGCACTCTGAGGCCACCTAAACTGGTGTCTTTAACAAAACCATTGTCAGCATTGTTAATGTTTTGACGAGACGTTATCTGTATGTCTTTGATGTATTTTCTTACCTGAGCCTGAATTGCAGGGGCTTCAACTTTGTCTATATAAGCGAAAAGTCCTTCGTCTGTATCCCAACGTAAATTTTGCGCTTGTATTTTTTCAGCAAGAAATGCTGCATCTATTTCTTCTTGTATCTGAGATAAATCTTTTTCAGAAAATGCTTTAAGGTTATCTGTCGCTGTTACAACCGCCGAGGTGTTACCCTCTTTGGAAATATCTTTTATCCCCTTGTTTAAGGACTTCTTCTTAGCCTCTACATATTTTTTAACATCATCTGGTTTACGCGGATCAAGTTTCATTTCCCGCATTTCAGCCAAGACTTTCATCCCTTCTGGAGCAAGAGTTAATTGATCGGTTAACTCTATAAACTTATCTTCCAAGGCTTCCAGTACCATTACCTGCTCTGCCGCTTTCCCTAACTCACTATCAAACTTAAAATCAGGATCGGTAAACGCACGATAAGTTGTGGTGCCATAGAACTGGGAATTATCTTTTATGATATCTATCAACTCATCAGGGAGTATATCAAACATAGGGTCAGACTCAAACTGTCCCTGGTAAAAATCTCTGATTTGTTTCATGATACTTACTTCCTGAGCAAGTGTCTCATTAATCTCTTTTAATCTTGCAATCCCTTCGTCCCTGGTCTTCTGATCTTCACCAAACAAGAATGCATCTGAAGCCTCATAGACTTCATCACGCTGTTCTGGTGTCATCTTATCAGTAATCTTTCTGACACTTTTAAGTCTATTGGCAAGGTTCTTTAGATATGGTATGTTAGCAGACTGTTTGAATTCCATCGCAGACAGAACCTCTCCTCTAACTTTTCTAAGACCAGTGTTTAATTTTTTTTCTAATGCTCTTGTAGCACTGCTTGTCTTGTCCTTTATACTTTTTAAAAGTTTTTCTACAGGATCAAGTGTTCGGTTATAGTTTTCAGGATCAGGTAGACTCGCAGCATTTCGTGCTTCAGTAAGACTAACTACTTCACCATCAGGCCCAAACCTTACGTCTTGCCTTGTTCTTTGGAAACGCTCTGTTCTTAAAGAAGCAGGCTGTGAAACTTCTCTAACATCAGCACCAAGACGCATAGCCTCAGTCGTTCCTTTTAAATAGTTGGCAAGATCTTGAGCAAGAACAGCATCGTTTAATTCTTGAAACTTGACACGTCCTCCTGTAACCTTTTGAATAATCTTACCTATAAAGGCTTTAAGTTGTTCTAAAAAAGAAGGAGCAAACTTAATATTCTTATTTGCAAGAAGTCCAGACAACTGAACCATGAACTCCTCAGAAGGTAGTGTACCAGTAACATCATCTGCATCTGCGTATCTTTTTGCAAAATCATTTAATTGCTTTACATCTGACTCTGCGAGTTGTCGAATCACTAACTTTCTTAACTGATTGTAATCAGATAGGTTCTCCCCAAAATGTTGATTTAAAACATTGTGAAAGATTTCATGATACGCTGTTTGAATCCCCGTAAACTTCTCACCTGGTCCACGGCCTTGAGCCTCGCCATAAAGAGAACTTTCCACTGGTACTTCTAATGCTATTCTACCTACATTTTTTTGCCCCCTATCACGAGCAGTCATACCAGCACTTCTTTGTCCTGGCTTGTCTCTTCCAAATCCAGTACGTTCAAGTGCATTTTGATACCCCTCTCTACCGAAGCCAATAACAAACATCTTTGCTTCGGGAATTGACTTGCGATATGACTCTGAAGCAAGAATCATATTTTCTAAATACTCTCTTTCCCCGGCTCTGAACTCACCCTCATCTAAAGCACGACGTAAAGCAGCAGCATCATTAGGGTCATAAAGATTAAGGCTTTGACCATCTCTATCTTTTATATTTAAGAAAGATGATGAGCGCTCAGTTGCTTCCCCTTCAATTAATTCTCCTTGCGTTTGCCCTTCTTCTTCACGCGCTTGAAGTATTCCACTAACTGTAACCGGCGTTGCGCTTCCTTCAGTGTCGGGTACGTCCCCAAGTTCTTGCCTTGCTTCGATGTCACCCTGTACTTCTTGCCCACTTGCTTGATCATTGCTTGTTGTTTTTCCGGTTATTGTTTCTTTAATCTCAGCCTTTAGTTTTTTATTTTCTTCACGTAGAACATTTGAAAGTTCAGGGTTGGCTCCTTGAGCAGAGATTGTTTCGTCGTTGACCATTACCATAGCCAACTTTGCCTTTACTTGATTTCGAGTTTCTTCATCAAGGGCTAAGTAGTTCTCAGAAAGGTCAGCCTTTAGATCATACTTCTTATCTCTAAGTTCTCTAAGTTTTTGTTTCTTAACACGGGCTTCATTTTTATCTACTGGTGTTACAGCCTCAAGTTCTTCTATCTCTGTATTTAGTTTAGACATCTCCGGTATAGCATCTACCGCATTGCTGGCCTCTACTACATCGCTTTGCTTCTCCTTAGCCTTTATGTTGTCAGCATACTTTAACTCTCCTGGAGTAGCGTTTATACGACCCGCAAGGTTGTATGCCATCACAGGAGCAGCAGGACCTAACTCAGCAAATGCTTCAAGAGCAATGTCACGAGGACGTATCTTTTCACCTGCAACCAACTGCCCAGACAGTTCTCCACCAGCACCAAGTGCACCTTGAGTTAATGTTTCTGCTGCTAAAATCTTAGCGGCTCTGTTTGTTGCTGATTTTGATATGTTTTTTACAACGGTTGTACCAACCTTACCACCAACACCACCTGAAATAGCATCGAATACTGCAATAGGAATACCCCTCTTCAGTCCTTTCTCGCGAGCACGATCCATGAGTTCTTCATCCTCAAATGCAAATGCTAATTGATCACCGTCTGTAACATTCACACCTTCTTCACGGATAACGTCCATCAAAGAGTGAGCATACTCAATTGCTAAAGATGATGCGCCAAAGAAACCAGAGACAGCACCAGTACCTGCACCAACCGCTGTTCCTATCCCTGGCACAACAGATCCTACTCCTGCTCCAGTACCGGCTCCAGTCGCTGCTCCAGCAAGACCAGCCTCTATTCCAGTTGCCATTGATATTAAAGATTCAGGTATAGCACGAATTACATCACCAGCAAAATCAAAAACAGGGTTTTCCTCACCTGTTTTCTTTACTCCGTCTCGTTGCATGATACTATTTAGGTAGGCGATATTCTCCCAATTCATGTATCCGGTTGCCTCACCCTTTGCTATTTCAGCAGCAAGGCGTCCTGAAGCCGCACCTCTATTCCATAGGCGACCAAGCATGTTAGGATTATCATCAATGATAATACCCATGCCTTCTTCGCGTGGATCATCCCATACACGAGAGTCTAAAGTTTTATAGTAGTCCTTTGCTAAGGTTACGAATTCAGGGTCGTCCTGAAACTCTTGCTCAATTTGAGAAAGATTTACACCACGATCGTATGCATCTGATAAAGATGTAAGACCTTCCTGTAAAAGAAATCCAGAGTTAGAGTCGACTGCTGTAGAAGGAGATGCCATAGTATCTTGAACCGATTCTGATTCTGATACCACGAGATCTCCTGCCTGTGAACCTTCGGAAGAGTCTTTTTTTTTTAAAAAGAAATCTTCTGCAACTTGTAACGCACCCTGCTCTACATTAGGGTCATCACTGAGAACCTGTTGAATTTGCTCCAGTGAAACACCACGATCGTAAGCGGATTGCAACTCTATTAGTAAGTCTTGATCTTCCATTTATATAAATTAATCTATAACATTTGGTAAGGTTGATGGATCGAATATAGGCATTTCACCCATCTCAATTAACTCTTCTTTCTCTTCGTCTGGTAAATCTTCTTGAAGTTGCTGTGCAATAATTTGTGCACGTTCTTCAGGACTACTCGCTTGTACGATTTGTAATCTACGACGTTCTCTTGCTGACGTTTCTGATTTTGCTTCTTCAGAAGGCGGAGTTCCCTCTCCAGTCATTCCTTCCAATCGTGATATTCTGCTGCTCGCTGTAGGCATAATAACCTGCTCTTCTGTGACAGAAGAAACTTGGTTCTTCGTAGGAAGAATGTTCTGTGTCCAGTATGCTGACATACCTTCAAGGTCACTACTTATTCTGTCTACTGCTTTTTGTCCTCCTTTGATTCCTTCATTTTTGATATCCTCAAAATCAACAATAGTTCTTACAGTCTTTTTCTTTCCAGCAACTTCTTGATTAAAACGAAGAGACACTAACTTTTCTCCGTTTGGACCTATAGCAAGAGACTCTACAGTGTATACATTGTTATCTCCTTTTCTACTTACAATAGTAGGTTGACTATAACTTACGTTTTTAAAGAGGTCAGTTTGAGCCTGGGCTATACCATCGTCTCCATACTGGTCTTTATAATCTTTGCGAGACTGATTGGTTACCTTTCCTCTTTCATCTGTACCATATGCTGGAACATATTCTAATGCACCTACTTGGAATCCTTGAGCACCAGCATCACCTTGTGAACCATCTGCTCCTTTATATCGAGCCTTTGCACGCGCTTTAATGTCTTCTTTCTGGGCATACTCACGAATCTCAGCATTCGCTTGTTCCGCCGCTGTTGTTATGTCGTCTGCCAATAAATTAGTAACAGCATCTGTCACATATCCTGCGTACTGCTGTAGATATTTTAATCTCTGCTCTTCACTTAACTGATTTAGTTTAGAGTAATCTGTAAGGTCTTGGTCTAATGCACCTAACTGACGCATAGAAAAAGCAATAGCCTCATTCTCTTGTTCTTGAGATATTTGATTACCGTCAAACCACGCTGTTACAGTTTCAGTAATTGAGGCTGGATCAATCTGACCACTCTTGGCCATATCGTAGAAACGATTAATACCCCCACCCTCAGTTTTTAACTTCTTTAGTATGTCGCCAGCAACGGCCATTGGAGCCATCTCTGTTACTTCGAACCTACGGTAATCATTTGGATTAGGCAGGTCTTGCATTATCTGTGGTAGTTGACTCAATGGTATTTGAGAATCTCTTGCGACACCTAATGTTTCTATGAGTGCACCGGGATCGTTAAACGATTTTGGATCCGCCATGATCGACGCTTCGAAATCATTAATGCGTCCAGTGTAGTCAAGTGCATTTGCTGCAAGATCTTTGTAAGCATTATAGTTGCGCTGTAGTCTGGACTTACCCTCAAAAGACATGTCACCTTTATCTAACTCTGCCTTGATAGTATCGTCATAAACTTTTTGAAGTTCAGCCTTTACTCCAGGAGCAAAAGCACCACGCTCTTGCTGAAACTGATTTAAGTAATCTAACTTTCTTTGCTCTTCCAGTTCACGGCGTTGTTTAGAGCGCTCATATATAGCACCATAATCAACAGACGGCATCTGGCCTATTGCCATAAATTGGGATGTATCAGCCATTACTTAAATTGTTCTTTACTTAACAAGTTACGGACGAACTCATGTAGTTCACTATCACCTTCTTTAGAAAGTTCTAACAATTCCTCTGCTTGCTCTGGGTTAAATATATACTCTCCTCCAGTCATCTCACCAATCTTGTCTCCCTCTTGCACAATGTCAATTGGGTTTTCTTCATGATCAAAATCACCTGGTGTTTTTTCTGCTCTGTCTAATTCTCCACCTTCACTCATAGGCTGGTTCAACAGACCCAATCTATTGATTTCTTCTTCTTGCCTGTCTTCAAAAGTGTTTACTCTATTAGCAAGATCATCTAATTGAGTTGTTGCTTTAGCACGACTCTGATTTAAAAAGTCATATTCTGCCTTGGTATCAAATGAAGTATCAATGTCTTGTACTCCAACAGGTGAAGGAGCATAGTTACTTGCATTGACTTCGTACTCAGGTGTTAAATTGAGGCCAGCGCCCTTTCTACGTACTGCAATATCAGACGCTCTGTTTACTCCAGCCATACTGCTTCCAGGAATATCCATTGCACCAAAAGCATTTGTTGTCATTGGTATACTGGCTTGATCCATAACTGCCTGTTTCTCTGGAGTTATTGTTTCTTCCGTCATGGTTTCAACAACATCATCAGTGCCCTTCCCTTTTTTACCAATGCCTCCAAGTAGGCCGGCTGTTCCTCCGATAACGTCAGATACACCGCTTAAAGTTACAGAGCGAGCAGCATCTGCCGCACGTTGTAATCGAGCAAGGTTAGCGTTTACACCTACATTAGCATTTGCTAAGTTTACTTTGTCTTCAAGTTGAGATGTTCTTGCACCTAATGACCCAAATCTATCTAATGCGCGTCCGGTTGTTAACTCTGTTGCTCTAAGTAATGCAGGAGTTGCTGCCTGCAAAGAACGAGAGCCGCCAGTTGCCCCAATCTGCTGGGCTTGTGTGGCTTGTGATCGTAACGCTGCATCTATCGCTGACTGTGAATCAGATTCTTGACGCGCAATGCGCTGACGTGCAGCCTGTGAACGAATAGGTCCCATGGCAGTTTGATCAGCCTGCGCCATTTTTCTTTTAGCAAGATTCTCCTGATACAATCCGTATCCGGTTTTTGCTAAACCTGCACCAAGGTTAATTAAAGGTCCTATTGCCATATCTCGTGTTTTTTTATCCTACAAAAATAAGGATTACTACTGTCCTTGTTGGTTGTGTAGGTTTGACTTAGTATATATAAAGTTAATAGCGTACAACTCATGTTTAGTTGTAGTCGGGTTTACAAATTTTGCTTTCAAATAATAATCTCTAATTGAATCTCCTTCTATTGCAGAGTTAGCAATCAACACCAGCGTATCTCCAGCAGAGAACCCAGATATGGTTGCATTACAAGTTAATTCTTTTTCACCAGAAACCGAAACAGCATAGAGATTTAAAGGCTCTAATCTATTCTGAGCAATATTTAAAACATACAACGCTGTTGAGTCTCCTAATGGGAACGCTTGATTATTTATAGCATTCTTAAAAGGTATCTTGTCAGCAAGAGGACTCGGTAATGTATCTACTTCTCCAAGTGAAAAGACTTCAGACGTTCCGCTAACGGTAGTAACATTTGCGGTAGAAGTGTACGTGACATTGTTTGAGGAGTCTTGATGTACGGGAGCGTAGTAGAAATTTTCTTTCTCGTCCCATATTGAGGAAGCAATCGTACTGGTTTGGTCACTATTATTAAGTGTAACAGTCCATGCTGAATTGTTGCCTTCAAGACTTAACGCCTCATAGACCTTAATCATAGATGGATTAAAGTTAGAAACCACTTCAACTATTGTGTCACCAGCAATTCCGTAAAAAGTATTTCTTGTTGCATCAGGAGAATGCTCATATATCTTAGCACCGTTAAACGTATACATTCTGTCCGTCAATGATATTATCCCATCGGTGTTGTAAGAGTATCTGGTACTCCAGTATTTATCCCAAAGGTTATAAGCAATAGTAAATGCCTCAAGAGTTTCAAGAGTGTTGTCAATTAGAATATCACCACTCGGTGATGTTGTATCAGGTCTAACCACCCCTGTCAATTGATTAAATGTTGCAGGATAAAACGCTGTATACTGAGACGATGTCATTACAACTGGTATGGCAGTATTCAAAGACGTAGAAAGTGACGGAGAGTAGTTCTCTGAAAGCCCTACGATAGGGTTAGACGTAAGTTGATCAATTAATATAAGACCGCTTCCCGAAGTGTCCCAGTCATCAAGACTACACTCCCAGTTTCTTACATCTGTATTCCAAAAGAATGTTAGCGAATCGTCATACACCGGCGAAACATTTATGATGTCACCGTCCTGATTCGTTCTTGAGTTACCTGTAGCCGTTTGACCCGTACACGCATCATTGATAGTAATGCGTGATGTGAACAGAGCAGGAGAACTAATAATATACTCCGTGTTTTCTCTGTCTATGCCACCATGATATCTTTTGTTTTTAGCAGAAAGAGCAGTTGAGAATGTTTTGCTTTTAAAGAATCCATCAACCAGAACCTCGCTTATAACACTAATCCCTGTTTCCTTTCCTATACGCAATACCTTACCGGCTCTTGCATCCATAAAGTAAATCTGTCCTCTATACTGAGCAACAGATTCAGGGTTATTGTTTACCCCATATTCTCCCACATAATAGTTTACTGGACCCAGTATCATATTTGACGCTACAAGAGACTCACCAGAATCCGCTGTGAGTATATTTCTCTGAACAGGTACAACACCAGCACGGCGCTCATGTATTATATACATTAGTTGATCATGGGAAACCATAGACTTAATTGAGCCGTAGTCATAAGACATATCGGCAAAATTCTGCATCGTCAAATTAAATGACGAAAGTCCAAGTTGTGTGTTTTCAAAAGAGAATGGATCTGAATAAGTTATAGAACCATATCTTTTTATAGTAGTTGCATCAGGAAGATAAGGATAACTCTTACCTAATGAAGTGTAATCTGATTTAAAGAAATCACTAACACGAGGATCTTCAACCCAATCAACTAAAGCATTTTGAGTATACGCTGCTGAAAGGTTTCTCCATACGTCTCCTTTTCGCGGAGCACTACCATAGAATAATGTACGTAACCTAAAGTATGAATCACCCTGATCTATATTAAATACAGAATCAGGATTAGTAACAGTCATTACATGTAGGCTTAAAGTTGGCCATGTGTATGTAGTCTCACCATAAACTCTAAAAGAATATCCAGACTTAGATGTATCTTCTACAACATTACCCACTGTAATACTTGATCCACCTGAAGTTTCAATATTATCTCCCTTGAAAAATCGTATTGGTGAACGAAACTCTACAACGTCTCCTGTTTGCGAAACTATCTCAATGGTTGCGGTTGTGCTTACGCGATCTGTCTGGTGAACACCTACGCTGTCTATAGATTTGTTTTCACCTATTTCGTAATAGAACATTTCCGTGAAGGCATCGCTCTCTCGGTATATTTCTATAACACATTTGTTGTTCCAGTTGGAGGTGTTGTCCATTAAACTACTGGTATTCCAACCAGGAGTATTGTTGTCTTCTAATACAAGAAAGTCACCAGTTGTATTTTGAATGGCTGCCTTTGAACTTCTGTCTAAAATAGGATTTAAGGTAGCGTCTGCTAAGAGAGTTATCTTTTTAGATATCCTCCATGTTTTTGTTTCTTTAAGATTGTCGCCATATGAAACTATACGAACTCTATCGCCTTCGGCAAAACCATAGTTTATGTCAGCGCCTAATTGATTATCATAAGAATTGTTTCGCCCTTGCAGCGTACCTATTGATAGATACATACTCATTGTTGATCCAAAACTTCCTTCAGCCGCATCATTTAAAGCAAGATAGGCTCCGCCAATAGAGTACTGAACCTTGTTTATTATTGATCCTTGGCCAGCATAAACAACACTGAACCTATCTGCCCAAGCAGGGGCCTTATGGCGTATACGCATTGTAATATCTGCGTAGCCATCTAAATTATTTTGATTTGAACGATTGTTAGTATGCTGAACAAAAGTCTCATCATCTAAAGGCTGCACACCACCTGGTCTTCCTTTTTGATCATAGTATAGCAAACCAAGTTCATGACTTGAACCAGACTTAAAACACCTGTTACCATCCATGTCATCATTAGCAATAGCAAAACTACCTCCCGCTGTAATGTATCCTCCATTGCGCTCAATCGATGCGCCCTTACCAGTGATACTTGCACCCTGGTTTGAAAGATAAAGTCCATTAGTAGTTGGCACAAGATTAAAACTACTGCCACTATTAAGCATTGGTAACTGGCCATCGATGTTTGCTTCGATAATGTCAAATGATGAAGATGTACCAAACGGCTCTATGACCTCAGCCTCCTTTGTTCCGAAAACCAATTTATTGATTCTCATGTTCACAAGGCTTAAAGACAACTTGTAGGTGTCAACACCAGTCGTGAAGTTTGGATTAGTTCTTCTAAACCATACCTCTCCAGCACCCGCAAAAGCAGCGGACTCAACTGTTGTTCTGGTGCCAAAGCCTGTAGTAAAAGTACTGAAGCCTGCCTCTCCATCTTGAGGCATCAACTGAGTAGGGTATAACCCATCGACTTCATTTGCTATAATCGTCTGTATCTCAGCACGAGTTTTGTTAGCCGGTATATCTATAATCTTTCTTACCTGAAAACCACTACTAATAACCTTAATACCGTTGTTGATCTTTTTAATACCAACACTTTCTTCTCTTGTATCTGAAGTTCCTTTTTGAGATATAAATCTTATTTGAGGAGGAGAGTTTAGCGTTCCTGAATCAAGGTTTATCCCAGTCTGATAATTAGTACCATTGGCAATAGTTCTAAGACCCGCCATTCCTGCAAGTTTCTCCGCATCTGTACCACCTGCAAGACCTACTAAATCTGTACCGGCTGCATCATTATATAATTTAAAATTACCAAGTGAGTCAACAAAGTTAAAATCTCTGTCGGTTTTGAGATCATTACGTATGGTCATAGCACCGTCATTCCAATTGAATGATAGCAATACTTTTGAGTCTGCGGTAACTCCTGCTATTGGTATACTGCTAAAGTCTATATCTATAAACTCACCTAAGTAAGGAGTTAGATTAGTGTTTTTTGAAATAGTTACTTGATAGGTATTCGGCTTCTCGTTATAGTTAGGTAACGCGTCTACATCCATAAACGGAAGGTTGTCGTACCCTTCGGTATAACCACCATAAAAAAGACGCCCCTGAGACAGTGCTTGACTATCTGCTTTCTGAGGTACATTATCGTATCTCTTATCTTGAACCTGAGTAGAAAGACCTATATAGTTAGAATCATTCCTAAAAAATATATTCTGTGTTCCGGTTCCGTTGTCATTAGGTATAGTGTCAATCAAAAAGAATGGAGCATCCTTATCACCAATACGCCCGTAGATGTTTAAATCTTTTACATCTGCTGCGCTGTATGTCACCTGGATCTTGGCCTCATTATAAAAGTTTCTTGCACCGGCATTTATAAACCCATCTTTCAATTGAGACTTAGATATACCCAGTAAAGAGTATGGACTTAATGCACTCTGCTCACCATCAAAATATTCATATTGATAAGCAAACTGAAAGTTTTTTTCGAATATATCATTCTGAGGATAGTTACTATTGTTTTGAAAGGTAACAACCGGAGGAATTAAAGGCGGTGCCTTTGCCACTGTGATATATGCCAGTCTTTCTTCATCACTACCTGTTATAAAATTAGCAGGGTAACCTCCTGCACCAGATACACTTTGTTCAGCAAGGGTAGCGTTAATCTTTTTTGGTTGACTTAGGCTGTCATTAAAGTATAAAAGTATGTTGTGATTTGATAGCCGAACTATGTCAGCATCAACATGACCTTCTTCTGTAAACTGCAACACAGAGCCTTGATAAACAATAAATGTTTTCTTAGCGTTTTGATCATATCTAAATATCGTATGATTGGTGGCACTGTTGTAACAGAAATAATATATCTGCGCTGACTGCTCATCAGCAATAGATCCTATAACAACATTAGTACCAGCCGGTATAGTTCCGTTTTCTATTGTGTCTGCTCGACTAATATTACCCCAAGCATTTTTTAAAACTTGAGCATCTATCTCTGAGTCTATAGATACACGTACGTTTTGAGCGTCAACCATTTCGGTACGCTTGATCAAACGCTCATCATCGTCACTGTTCAGATAGCGTGGTATGATTTTATCAATAGACGGCATTGATTATGCTTTAGGACTTAGTTTGAAATTTCTTCTGCTTGTGCTTAACGCATCAAATTTATTCCACGATTTCAATCGAGCATTTGCCAATCGACGTTCGTTATAGTATTCTGCACGAGCGCGCTGTTTCTCACTTACAGGTACACTTGATTTACGATGTACTGTCTTGTAATATATATAAGCACGTAACGCTTCTTCTGCGTATACAGGCACACAAGGGTTACTTGATTTAGCAGCATCTGAAATATACTCAAGAACTACCTGGGTAGTATCTGAAAGTAATGATATCTCAAATCTACATTCTGCCCAGTTGACTCTATACTCTCCTGCACCTTGTCCACCACCAAGACCGTATAGACGTCCCATTGTAGATTCATAAACAAAGTTTCTGAACACATAAGAATCAAACCCCAGTAAGTAATCTGGAATAGCATCAGCCGGTTGATCAGGAAGAAGATTCATGTTAGGGTTCTCGGCAAAAACATATACGAGTCCATCATTACCCAACTGCCCCATCTTGACCATGTCAACATAATCAGACGGCATGTCAACGGTACCCAGTGATTGATTAACATCAAGCAATACTGTTTTAATAGTATGTGCTATGTCAAATCCAAATTCACGGATACCTCTTAACGCATACTGACGCAACATATAATCAGACGCATTAGACCCATAGTCATCTGCATCTATACTCATTGTGTAGTCGTTAACTACTTTATCTACTGTTACGTATGACTGACTCATTATCTATTCTCTTGTTTCGTTATCTCTGAATTAGAGTAATTGTATACATTCGCATCACGAAGGTTTACACCTATAAGTAAAGCAATCTCGTTAACCAACTCACCAAAGTATTGCTCAGGTAATTCAAAGTCTACACTGTTTGCGGCAAGATATAATTCAACACCTGCTACAGAAGAGGAATAACCAAACTTAGGAGACGCTGTTGTTTTTGCTCCTGTCGTTGGGACAATACCTTGAGGCAACTTAAAGTACCGAAGGTTGATTTTATTTATGCTTGTATTTACATTAGGGAATATCTCTATCTGATTTGCAATCAATGCAACAGGGGCATCATCTGAAGGTGCTGATAAATCGCTGTTTAGTATTCTATCAATATGATCTTCATTGTAGCACATCTGCACAAGAGACTGTTGTTGAACACCCAGTATCATTTTGCCAATAGTTGATATTGAAATTGCACGAGCAAAATCAGAAGGCTTATCCACTACTCCAGAAGTTAAAGTCAACTCTGACTTCTTAGAGAATGTAGACAGATCTTCTTCTATCTGTTTAGCACGCGCAAACTGACGAGACCCGTCCAATGCACTACGACGTAATCTATTAGCCATAGTCATTTCTTCAAACAAACTATTGAATACATTCATCTGTGCCATGCCTGCGAACTCATTGAAAATTGCCGGCGTAACAAAACCTCTTTGGTCTTTGTTGGCTATGTCTCTAACTGCTTTGTAAACTCTTTCTACACTTGCCATAATAGTTTTTGGCTTTACAGCAAATATACGAAATAAAAAGAGGGGGTCTTACGGGACCCCCTCTACTGCTTACATGTGTTTAACAGAACACATATACGAATAATGTACTGTAAATCTACGAAAGTTTTTCTAATCGAGATATTAGTTCATCGTATACAGACGCTCCTTTTTCGGTAAGACAAAAACGAACCATCATGTCTTTTGGATCTTGACCAGCAGGAACAGATATAATTAATCTACCACTGTCAAACCAGTATACTCCGTCAGGCTTACACGATATGATTTGAAAATCATTTGATTGAATAACTGCTGATCGAGTCTTAACGCGTGGATCATCAAACATAGCAATAAAAGTAGCGGGGCTGCTTTTTGCTTCGCGTAACATCTCTCTACGGATATCAATCATTTGTTGTTCAATGTTGATTCCTAAAGATAAAGCAACTGCTAATATCTCATCAGAACCTTTTGTACGAACAAGGGAAACAGCATCATGAGTCAAGAACTCGCTGTTAACCACTTCTTCAGAATCTCTACTGTTGTCTACAATCTTAAACAACTTACCGCCGTTTGCTATATTACTGGGGTGTAGTTCAAGAAACTTAGCAAGGTTTGGTTTATTATACGGAACAGCCAATAGACCATCTCTGAATATGACGTGTTCTCGACGAGACTTTTCGTTCTGTTGATCACGGAATACACTTGGTTCTCCAGGACAATAACGTATACTACGAACCTGATTTGTTTCTGGATCGTATACACTTACCTCTGATTTTATTTTTGAAACGATACCGCCTCCTTTTGGAATTTCAAAAACCTTAGTGGTTTCTGGAGCCGCATCTTTTTTGATTACGCTGTAGCCTTTTTTAGGCGCAGGTGTTTTTTTTGCTGCCGCCTTGGGAGCAGCCTTTGTTGTAGTTGACATTTGAATAGAATTAAAAAATTAAAAAAGAGAGGGGCAAAGCCCCTCTCCAGAAATCATTATCCTTATGACTTGATAAGGATGTGTTGGTTTGCTGCACGAGTAACCAATGCACACTCAGAACGGTAGTTGAACTGTAGGCTATCTGTGTTGGTGTTATTCACACCTAAGATAGAACCTGTCATCCAGTGCTCCATTTCACGAGAGTATCCGTTAGTGTCCTTGTAGTTCAATTCCAAAGCAGCGGCACGATCACCGGTCTTAGGATCAACTACAGTAGTCAACGGAATCATTGCTCCTAAGTAATCAGAACCAGCCAACAATGTTGGGTCGTTCAATAACTTCCAAGAGTGCTTGTGGAATGTGTATCCACCACGCTTGAATGAATCGAAGCCAAGTTCTGATCCACGTCCACCGAATGCACCGATACCAGAAGTTACATCAGTGAAACCAGCAGCGCCGTTCAATGAAGCAACCATGTCATCAATTGCCAAAGCCTGAGCAGTATTCACGTACATAGCGTACTCTGGTGCTGCACCTTGCTTGTCAAGTTCTGAGATCAATACATCCATTTCAGTGAAGTCATCGATCTGGCCATTCTGTACAATACCACGATTCTCAATAGCAGCGAAGTAACCTTGTCCTGCTGTTGGTGTACCACCGATATTTGTAGTTGTCAATGTGTTAGTGATTGTCTCACCTAACAATAACATCATTTCACGCTTATCGAGGAAACGAGCACGAGTGTCCATCTCTCCTTTTACGTACCAACGGTAATCGCCGTTACCTACATTAACCCAACCAATGTTAGTTGCTTGAGAACCTGTAACCTTAAACACCTCTTTGATGATGTTGTAAGCGTTTGTACGCTTGATTACGTTTGACTCCAAGTAACCAGTGTTTTGATCAGATCCTTGTGCAAACAAGTTACCAATCACTGGTAGGTTAACAGCAGTAGTAGCAGCAGTAGCGCCGATGTTACCACTTAAAGACTCAAGAGTATAGTCAGCAGTTGCATTGTGACCGATCTCACCAGTTGGAGAGATAGCAGTAACCATCATGCGGTGCTCACCATTCCATAAGATTACATCGTTTAAACGCAATACGTTAGCGTCAGCAGTTGCTTTCTTCACTACTAATGTAGTTGCAGTAGAAGCCGCTGTTGCCGTTGGGTTTACAGTTGCGTAAGAGTGTAGACGAGTTTCTTCCCAGTATTGAACCTCATCGGCGGTACCGCTTGCGCGTACGGCGCCTGTAAGGTTTAGGAACCCCGTTAAACCACCTGAGATTTGCTGGTAACCATAAGTTTTAACCAACTGATCACGATTGTCAGGAGCATTGATTTCGTCAATAAAGTCACCCAATGAAGTGTATTTCGCTGGGTCAAGACGACGGAATACCGCAGCCTTGTTGTCATTAAACACCGGAGGTGCTGAAGATGTTGCCATGTTATTTTGTTTTTATAGCGTTATTTTAAAAATGTTTGTTGCCGTCCCAAAGCATCAAGTACCTGTTGGGCAACAGAATCTCTTTGACTTTGCTCTGGATTAGCAGTAGGATTACTGGCGTCAATATTCGCTGCCTTCTCAACGACATTGCGTTGTCCGTCACTCATACCTTGCTGGTAAATGCTCTGTAGGATATTCGGTAGGTTATCAGTAACCGTACGGTGCATATTCCAAAGATCATGGTCCCAGTTGCCCGTGTTATCCACGTACTTATCAAAGAACTCAGTCATGTTGCCGTTATCCTTGGCCAACTCATTGCGGTAATCAGTACTCACGCCATAATTGAATTCACGACCACCGGGGAGTTCAAAGGCAATTTCGCCTAACTCTGTTAATGATTGTGCATTCGACCGAGACCATTCCACATCAAATGGGCTTTCAGTTTCAACAACATTTGAAGACCCTTCAGCAGGTAGGGTATACGCTTCACGTAATGATCCTACATTCTGTCTGGCCTTCTCTGCGTCAATCTTCAACTGAAGGTTTGAAAGTCTAACTTCTTCTTCAGAGAAAACATTTTCATCAGTCTTGTATTTAGATGAGATTAATAAATCAATTTCATCATTACCAAGAGATGGATACTCACTTGCCATATGGACCCGCATAACAGTACGATCATCCATTTCGGACGGATCTAATGCCTGGTAACGGAACCAGTCTTCAGGTGAGCGACCTGTCTTCTCCACAAAATCAGCAATGACTGCAATCCGTGGGTCGAGACTTGACTCAGATATAGATTGAGGCTCTGTTGGTTCTTCTTGCGTTGCCTGCATTTCGCCTGTTAACGCTTGAAAGAAACTTTCAAAACCTTCACTCTCATTATTTAAAGAACTTTGCTCCTCTTGTACAGGAGCCGTTTCTTGTTCTACAACCTGTTGTACATCTTGTTGTACTTCTTGTTGTACTTCTGGTTGAGCCGATTCAACTACTTGTTGCGGCTCACTTTCATTTGTAGGTGCAGGCTCTGCACTTACCTCTGGTGTAGGCGCTTGCACATTATCTTGCACAGGTGCCTCTTCTGTAGTCTGTGGCTCTCCGGGGAAGGTATCAGTAATAGTGAATCCTGCATCCTGGATAGCCTGCTCCATTTGGCTTTCTACTTTTTCCATTCTATTTAATTTATTTATACAGCAAATTTAATACATAAACTGTATGTTTGTGGAAGTGAGTGCAATGGCACTTACTGTGGTTAGGAGTAGCCAAAAGAAAAGGGGACCCTGTTAAGAGTCCCCTTTTTATATATAGTGTAAGCGGTGTTTAGTAAGTATCCTTTGCTCCTGGATTAAATCCTGCTTTAGCACCAAGCATTGTCATTGTTGCTTTCTCTGCTTTACCACCTGCTTTATACTTCTTAGTACCACCTCTTCCAGCGTTACCATCAACAACTGAGTCGCTGTTAGAGTCAAGCATCTTGCGAGCCATCTCTCTTTGGCTTGGGTCTTTAAGTAGAGCCTTGAGTAGTCCCCCACTTTTGTACATTTTCATTAGTCGATCATCCATGTCAATAAGATTAGTATTGCAAATTTAAGTAATGTTATGTAAGTTTAAGGAACTGAAATTCATATCATGAAAACAAATTACGAAACAAACATCAGTGTTGAAAGTAAATGTGTGTTGACAAATATTGCTGACTACGCTGCAAGCAACATGATGAGAACAAAAGAAAAGTCTGAGTTATACGCTAAGATTATAGATCGTTGTGTGTCTATGCTCGGTAAACCTTAGTCTTCTTTTTAACGGCTTTGGGTTGAGGAACATATTGCTTTCCTTCTTTTGTACCCTCCCTTTTCGCTCTTGAAGTAGCATTATATTCTTCATCTGAAAGCGCAGCAATTGCCGCTGTAGGTAGGTAACGCTCTCCTGTCTTAGATGAGGCCTTACCTGATTTAGTACGCCACTTTTGTTTAGTCCATTTTCTTAGGGACTCTTGTGCTTTTTTTAAACCTGGCATTATTTGTATCCGCCCCCTGCGGCTTTATAGGCTTTCGCTAACATCTGTGCTTTACGAGCAGACCACTGCCCTGCTTTACCACCTTTAGTACCAGCCATAATTCTTTTAAACAAACGCTTACGCATCCCTGGCTTAGTATAGTTTCCTGATTGATTTACTTTTGATTTGTACTTCTTAGCCATTACCACTTTACTTTATTGGCCCAGTACGCAGCAGAGAATTTACCCTTCTTAATGTTCTTGGCGTGACGGGCTTTAAAGGAAGCACGTTTCTTTTTCATCTTGTCAGATTCACCTGCCTTTGGCTTACCCGCTGTTGATGCTCCTTGCTCTCCAAAGCGAATAATCTTAACCTTGTCGCCTTCTTTAGCCGCTACAATATGTGACTTTTTAGGATGATCTGGAGTCCGCTTAGGTTGATTAAAACCCTTGAGTCTATATCGTTTTAGTATGTTGCCGTACTTACTTTCTGCCATAAAGCAAATATAAGTATTATCGTTTTATGCCGGGTATAGCGAGGTGTATCTCAATTTTCTCAATAAGTTCTAAAACCTCATTACTTTCAAGACGACGAGAAGAAATCATCTCATGTAATAATTTTAATTGATCTGTAGTTAGATCTAAGAAGTGTCTCATTTTTATAAATAATTAAAGAGTCTGAAATCGTCTTCATATATTTTTTTTATAATCTCTCTTGATTCATTGTCGTATGGATCTTGATCTGTTTTCGCTGTATAGTTTACGCGGACAAATTTCTCTGGTAGTTTCTTGTTATGATTCTCCCTGAACAGTAACCAATCATTAGCAAATGTCTCGTATTTAAAAATATGATCTACAAGTTTGTGCCTCCGCATTAGATACAAGAAGTCTACCTGTGGTACAAAATGTATACGGTCATAATCATCTTTCTTAAATTGTAGTAGCAAATCTGTTTTAATATAATCTTGAAACCTTTCAATCATGTTTGGCTCCTCTATAGTCTGCTGTCTTAAAAAATTATGTTTCCACGCGGACCATATTCGATCATAGGGGTTACGTACAATAGTAAAGGATGTATATTCAGAAAGCATTTTATTGCTGTATTCCTCTGTTAGGTCAAAGAATGTGTAATGCTTATGACCATGTCTGTTATCAATCTCTTCTTGAGTCCTCAATTCTCTGTGGATCGAAGTTGTCATACACTTTGGTACTGCTATGAAAACTAATTTATGATTATGATATACCATTAGTTTTGTTTATTACAAAACGAGACAAGTATATATCTCTTACCACTGTGTACTGGTCTTCCACCATGCCTATGTGTTACTTGCCCAGGATGAACAGCAATATGCCCCACATCTCCTACGTGTGTTTGTTTTTGATTATAGAAATATGTACCTCCCCCTGTATAGTCTTTGTTTAAAGTTAGCACCGAACTAATAACAGCGTTGTCATGATGCAGATCTAAGTGACCCTGTGTATCTGTAGTGTATTTAATCATGAAGTTTTCACTATCCATATTTATCCATGCTTTACCGTGAAGGTGCCACCTGGTTATCGCCGCCGGAAAAACAAACTCTTTTAGAACACGCTTGTATATTTCGTCGTACCCAAATGAAGATATTAATGTATCCACTGTTGGATAAAATTCATGTCTTTTAGTTTGCCATAAAGCCTTCTGCTCTGCCTCATCTATAAGCAATTTGCAAAACTCTTCTGTAAACAAAGGATATGATATAACATCTTGTATAGGCTCTTCAAATATCATGTCCCAAGCCTTTGTCTTAGCAGCAGGATGAATCCATTTATCAACCCATTCAGGCCATTTGCCAGATTTAAAAATCTCTTCGTGAACAGTAGACTGGGTTCTACTTGTGTTGTCATTAGATGACTGAAAAGCAATATCTTCTTTTAGCGCAAGTGCACGAGTATCTCTTGTTACCCAGTCCCAATCACCTCTTGGATGGACACAATAAGTAGCAGGAATAAATTCATCTGCCGCTGTTATATACTCCTGGAAGTTATGCTGAGTAAAAGATAATGCACCTGCCTGGGTAACCATATACGCATGCAAGTTATAAGAGTATCCAGGGACTACAATATCCCCGTAATCATCTCTATCTGGAGCCATTGCTCTGCGCCCTAAGTAAAGCATGTCCCATGTACTTGGATCAGGAATAATTGAATAATCTATCTTGCCTTTAAAGAAGAAATCTTCCTCACATATTAAAGCAATCTCTGTTTGATCCTCTACAATTTTCTTCCAGGTATTTAAATGTGCTAAACCACAGCCCATCTCACCGACTGTTACCGGTTGGTTCCACCATTTATTATCACTGTTCATAGCCCATGAATCATGTGGAGACCATTTATAATCTTTAAAAGATCTTGCGTCTACACCTGGCACTATCACTACGTCACAATCAATACCCGCTTCCTTTAGTCTACCTGTATACTCTTTTAACTTTTTGTCAGAGGTGTCCATAGATATTACATAGACTTTTTGAATCATAAGGCTTTCCTTTTTATTAAATAAAATTTCCCATTCTTTTGCTACTAACTTCCAGTCACGAGAGTTAACGTATTCATCAACCTTAGACCAATCTGTTATATGTTTGCTAAACTTATTTAAAGTTTCTTTAAGCCCAGCAATAGGATTGACCAAAGGTCTTACATGGTGTCCCAACATTTCAATCGCTGTTAAACAATAAGTTTCATTGTATGTAGTAGGGTAATACCAACTCTCACACTTAGACATTAGTTTATACAACTCTTTATTAGAGAGACTACCATGAAAAGTAACACCTTCTAATTTAGATACACGCTCGGAAAAGTTTTTATTGTAGTACTCCAAACCATAAGCAGGTGTACATATATCGAGAGTCCCATCAAGGTATCCTTTTTCAATATCACTGATTACTGCATCAAGTCCTCGTTCTGGATGAGATGTGTATATGTAAGAATCTTTTTTCTTAGTGATGACAGGCTCAAACAGCGATGTATCAAGGCCATTGCCAATCACCTCTACTTTATCTACTGATAAATGATCCGGGGCTTCATTCTTTATAAAGTATTCTTTATGCCAATTGGTAAGACAAACAATTGTGTCCGTGTTTAGATAAGCATCTTTTATATCTGCGTCAGACATACGCTGGCCCTTGTACCAATAGTGAGGATGTTCATTGTGTAACCAGAATATCTTCTTAGTCTGTGGCTTTAGATTATAGTATTTTAAGTAGTGGATATATGATACACCGATAAGTATATCTATCTCTGGGATCTCACTTATGTTTTTTAGATCTACATAATTAAGGGATCCGCTGTTGGGGTATTTATCAGAAACAGGCTTGACCTGGCCTACTACAAAAACACTATGCCCTTGTATAGCCAGTGACCTTGATAACCCCATTATACATTGCTCGGTTCCTCCTATTCCTTCTGAGTTATAATAGGGGTTCCAGGCACTTGCATAATATCCTGCGTGGAATACAATGACCATTTGTTGATACAATTAAATTAACTATTGCATCACTAAAGATACATTATCTAACTGGTCTTTACAATTCTACTGTATATCACATATGCCCCGTCGGGTATATTATCTATGTATGCAAGCGCTTCTGCCTTTGTTGAGAACGAACGAAACTCATCGAAGTTATCATCAGTCCTTTCCCATGATCCATCGGTTTTTAAATTCGCTGTATTGTCTGCATTTTGTATGTAGAAACTTTCTTGAACCGCCATATTATGTTAATCTTTGAACCATTATACCTCTATATACACTTGCGGATTGCGTTGAGTGATTCCAAATACCATCAAGAGCATTGGATGTAGTCAACTCATATGCATCACCAGATGTTGATTGGAAAATAAAACATGCGCTAAGGGTACTGAAGTCTCCATAAGTATTATGACGGAAGTATTGAATTGCCGCTGAACCTATTGGGTTTGTGCTACCCCCTGTCACTTGCTTTAAGTAGAAACCTACACATGAACGGTTGTTGTAATTAGACTTTAGTGTCACAGAGTAAGTACACAGATATGTACCCGTTGCTGATATAGTAATTTGATTAGAACTAATATCTACGTTTGTACCCGCTTGACCACCACCTAAAGTTCTGTTTATATTACAACGCGTTTGAGCCGTAGTAAATGTTTGACTGGAGTCAATTCCGCCAATCATAGGAGTAAATCCAGTACCCGGTGTTCCAGAAGAACCTGTCTGACCCTTCTGTCCTTTAGTACCGTCTGATCCATCATTACCCGCTGATCCTGTCTGACCCTTCTGGCCTTTGACTGAAGTACCAGCCTCACCTTTCTGTCCCTTGACCGAAGCACCAGCCTCACCTTTTTGTCCCTTGACTGAAGCACCAGCCTCACCTTTCTGGCCTTTGACTGAAACACCTTGCTCACCTTTTTGTCCTTTGACTGAAACACCTTGCTCACCTTTTTGTCCCTTGACCGAAGCACCAGCAGCACCCTTCTGTCCCTTGACCGAAGCACCAGAAGGACCTTGGATATTTCCAGTTGGTACCCATTGAGCGCCGTCCCATTCATAGACATCACCTGTGGTAGTATCTAAGTACTGATCTCCAACATTAGTACCTGCACCACTCGGTGGTCCAACTGCTGAGGTCCAGTTATCTCCTTCTTCACCTTTCTGTCCCTTTGTACCAGCCTCACCTTTTTGTCCTTTGACACTGGCTCCAGCCTCACCTTTTTGTCCCTTAGTCGCAGTACCAGTAGCACCCTTAGTACCGGCTTCACCCTTCTGGCCCTTAGTCGCAGTACCGGTTGCACCCTTAGTACCAGCCTCACCTTTTTGTCCCTTAGTCGCAGTACCAGTAGCACCTTTAGTACCAGCCTCACCCTTCTGACCTTTAGTAGCAGTACCGGTAGCACCTTTAGTACCGGCTTCACCTTTCTGACCCTTAACTGAAGCACCATCAGCACCCTTCTGACCTTTAACACTTGTGCCCGTTGCACCTTTATCTCCAGCAGCACCTTTTGTTCCTGCCTCGCCCTTCTGACCTTTAGTAGCAGCACCAGCAGCACCCTTCTGTCCTTTACCACCTTGTGGCCCCTGGATATTTCCAGTTGGAACCCACTGTGCACCATCCCATTCGTACACGTCACCTGTGGTAGTATCTAAGTACTGATCACCTACATTGGTACCTGCACCACTCGGTGGTCCAACTGCTGAGGTCCAGTTATCTCCTTCTTCTCCCTTTTGGCCTTTGGTACCTGCCTCACCCTTCTGCCCCTTGACAGATGCTCCAGCAGCGCCTTTATCTCCCACTTCTCCTTTTTGTCCTTTGGTAGCAGTACCGGTAGCACCTTTAGTACCAGCCTCGCCCTTCTGACCTTTAGTAGCGGTACCAGTAGCACCCTTAGTACCAGCCTCACCCTTCTGGCCCTTAGTGGCAGTACCGGTAGCACCTTTAGTACCAGCCTCACCTTTCTGTCCTTTAACGCTTGCTCCGGCTTCGCCCTTCTGTCCTTTAACAGATGCACCGGCCTCACCTTTCTGTCCTTTAACAGATGCACCGTCTTGTCCTTTCTGACCCTTATCACCTGCTTCACCCTTTTGGCCTTTAACGGATGCGCCATCTTGACCCTTCTGACCCTTACCGCCTTGAGGCCCCTGGATATTTCCAGTTGGTACCCATTGCGCGCCATCCCATTCATAGACGTCACCAGTCGCTGTATCTAAATATTGATCACCTACGTTAGTACCTGAACCACTCGGTGGTCCAACAGCAGAAGTCCATGAATCACCTTCAAGTCCTTTCTGACCCTTAGTTCCAGCCTCACCCTTTTGGCCTTTGACACTTGCACCCTGTGCACCCTTGTCTCCAGCCTCGCCCTTCTGTCCTTTGACCGAAGCCCCTTGAGCACCTTTATCTCCTGCTTCGCCTTTTTGTCCTTTTACCGAAGCACCGTCTTGTCCTTTCTGACCTTTGGTTCCGTCTTCACCCTTTTGACCCTTGACCGCTGTACCAGTTGCACCTTTGTCTCCGGCTTCTCCTTTCTGACCTTTGACACTGGCACCAGTTGCACCCTTGTCTCCAGCCTCACCTTTTTGTCCTTTAACTGAAGCGCCTGTTTGACCCTTGTCTCCAGCCTCACCTTTTTGTCCTTTAACAGAGGCTCCATCGATACCCTTCTGGCCTTTCTCTCCTTTACCACCTTGTGGTCCCTGGATATTGCCAGTAGGAACCCATTGCGCTCCGTCCCATTCGTAGACATCACCTGTGGCAGTGTCAAGATATTGGTCGCCAACATTAGTGCCAGAGGTAGATGGCGGCCCAACAGCCGATGTCCAAGAGTCTCCTTCTTGGCCCTTGACTCCTATTTCTCCTTTTTGTCCTTTCTGACCCTTATCTCCAGCCTCACCTTTCTGACCTTTAGTACCAGCCTCACCTTTCTGTCCTTTATCTCCCGCTGTTCCTTTATCTCCTGCTTCACCTTTCTGACCCTTGACAGATGCTCCTTGTGCACCCTTGTCTCCAGCCTCGCCCTTCTGTCCTTTGACAGACGCTCCTTGTGCACCTTTGTCACCCGCTTCACCTTTCTGGCCCTTGACAGATGCTCCATCTTGACCCTTCTGTCCTTTACCACCTTGTGGCCCTTGGATATTACCGGTTGGAACCCACTGTGCACCATCCCATTCGTAGACATCGCCTGTATTAGTATCTAAGTATTGGTCGCCTACATTCGTTCCGGGACTTGAAGGTGGTCCAACAGCGGAAGTCCAAGAGTCTCCCTCTTGGCCCTTAACTCCTATCTCTCCTTTTTGCCCTTTCTCACCTTTCTCTCCTTTATCACCAGTAGTTCCCTTGGTGCCGTCAATTCCTTTTTGGCCCTTGTCTCCTTCTTCGCCTTTCTGCCCCTTAACACTGGCACCTGCTTCACCCTTCTGACCTTTAACCGAAGCACCGGCTTCGCCCTTCTGTCCTTTAACGGAAGCACCGTCTTGACCTTTCTGACCCTTATCTCCTTCTTCTCCTTTTTGACCTTTGACCGAGGCTCCGTCTTGACCCTTCTGGCCCTTACCTCCTTGTGGACCTTGGATGTTCCCAGTTGGTACCCATTGAGCGCCGTCCCATTCGTAGACATCGCCTGTATTAGTATCTAAGTACTGATCACCTACATTGGTACCCGGAGTAGACGGAGGTCCAACAGCAGATGTCCAAGAGTCTCCTTCTTGTCCTTTAAGACCTATTTCACCTTTCTGGCCTTTTTGTCCTTTATCTCCTTCTTCACCTTTTTGGCCTTTGGTACCATCTTCACCTTTTTGACCTTTGTCTCCAGCAGCGCCTTTATCTCCAGCGACACCCTTCTCACCAGTTTGTCCCTTATCACCAGTGGTACCTTTAGTACCGTCAATACCCTTCTCTCCTTTGGATCCCTTATCTCCTTCTTCTCCTTTTTGCCCTTTGACTGAAGCACCATCTTGGCCCTTCTGACCTTTCTCTCCTTTACCGCCTTGTGGTCCTTGAATGTTTCCAGTCGGCACCCATTGCGCTCCGTCCCATTCGTAGACATCACCTGTATTAGTATCAAGGTATTGATCACCAACATTAGTACCTGGAGTAGATGGAGGTCCAACAGCGGAAGTCCAAGAGTCTCCTTCTTGGCCTTTAACACCGTCTTGTCCCTTTTGTCCTTTTTCACCTTTATCTCCAGTGGTTCCTTTGGTGCCATCGATACCTTTATCACCTTTAGTACCGTCAATCCCTTTTTGACCTTTGTCACCCGCTTCACCTTTTTGGCCTTTTACAGATGCACCGTCTTGTCCTTTTTGTCCTTTTTCACCTTTGCCACCAGCAGGCCCCTGTATATTACCGGTAGGTACCCACTGAGCACCATCCCACTCGTAAACGTCTCCTGTATTAGTGTCAAGATATTGATCACCTATATTCGTGCCGGGAGTAGATGGGGGGCCTACTGCTGAGGTCCAAGAATCACCTTCTTGCCCTTTAACACCGTCTTGTCCCTTTTGTCCTTTATCTCCTTTGTCGCCAGTTGTACCTTTAGTACCGTCAATACCCTTCTGTCCTTTGGTACCATCGATGCCCTTCTCACCTTTATCACCAGCAGTTCCCTTGTCTCCAGCCGCACCTTTGTCGCCGTCTTCACCTTTTTGGCCTTTACCACCAGCAGGACCTTGGATGTTCCCAGTAGGTACCCACTGTGCACCATCCCACTCATAAACATCACCAGTCGCTGTATCAAGGTATTGGTCGCCTATGTTAACACCTGGAGTACTCGGTGGTCCAACAGCAGATGTCCATGAGTCACCTTCTTGACCCTTGACGCCATCTATACCTTTCTGGCCTTTCTCTCCTTTGTCTCCCGTAGTCCCCTTAGTTCCGTCTTCACCCTTCTGGCCCTTCGTACCATCGATACCCTTCTCACCTTTGTCCCCGGAAATACCTTTGTCCCCCGTAGTTCCTTTGGTGCCGTCTTGACCTTTTTGCCCTTTGCCTCCTTGTGGTCCTTGTATATTACCAGTTGGTACCCATTGAGCACCGTCCCATTCGTAGACATCACCGGTTGCAGTGTCAAGATATTGATCACCTACGTTAGTACCTGGAGTACTCGGCGGTCCAACAGCGGAAGTCCAACTATCTCCCTCTTGTCCTTTAAGACCGTCAATTCCTTTCTGACCTTTCTCACCCTTGTCACCAGTGGTTCCTTTATCTCCAGTATCCCCCTTGGTGCCGTCAATCCCTTTTTGACCTTTATCGCCAGCAGTTCCTTTATCACCAGCAGTTCCCTTATCTCCTGTGTCTCCTTTAGTGCCATCAATACCTTTTTGTCCCTTACCTCCAGCAGGCCCTTGAATATTTCCAGTAGGTACCCATTGAGCACCATCCCATTCGTAGACATCGCCAGTGGCCGTATCTAAGTATTGGTCACCTATGTTAACTCCGGGAGTAGATGGTGGGCCAACAGCGGAAGTCCAACTATCTCCTTCTTCTCCTTTTAACCCGTCAATTCCTTTCTGACCTTTCTCTCCTTTATCTCCGGTAGTACCTTTATCGCCAGTGGCGCCCTTCGTACCGTCAATACCTTTCTCACCTTTAGAACCGGCTTCGCCTTTATCACCAGCAGTTCCCTTATCGCCAGTATCACCTTTGGTACCGTCAATTCCTTTTTGCCCTTTGCCTCCGGCAGGACCCTGGATATTTCCGGTGGGGACCCATTGGGCACCATCCCACTCATAAACATCGCCAGTGGCCGTATCTAAATACTGATCACCTATGTTAACTCCGGGAGTAGATGGTGGTCCTACCGCTGATGTCCATGAATCTCCCTCTTGACCCTTGACGCCATCCTGACCTTTCTGACCTTTCTCACCTTTGTCACCGGCAGTACCTTTGTCTCCGGTATCTCCTTTAGTACCATCAATACCCTTCTGACCTTTGTCGCCAGTATCTCCTTTGGTACCATCAATTCCTTTTTCTCCTTTTTCTCCAGCGGTACCTTTATCACCAGTATCTCCTTTGGTTCCGTCAATTCCTTTTTCACCTTTGGCTCCGGCCTCACCTTTATCACCAGTGATTCCCTTGTCGCCAGTATCTCCTTTGGTGCCATCAATTCCTTTCTCTCCTTTTTCTCCAGCGGTACCTTTGTCTCCCGTATCTCCTTTGGTTCCGTCAATTCCTTTCTGACCTTTATCTCCAGCAGTACCTTTATCACCAGTATCTCCTTTGGTACCATCAATACCCTTTTGGCCTTTGTCACCAGCCTCGCCCTTATCACCAGTAATACCTTTATCTCCAGTAGTACCCTTATCACCGATATTTCCTTTAGCGCCTTCTTGTCCTTTGGATCCATCTATACCTTTCTGGCCTTTGTCTCCAGAAGTACCTTTGTCTCCAGTGTCTCCCTTTGCACCGGTATCTCCTTTAACACCGATCTCACCTTTAGCACCTTCTTCTCCTTTTGCACCGACTTCACCTTTGTCGCCCTGTATGCCTTTATCACCAGTAGTACCCTTATCTCCAGTATTTCCTTTTGATCCAGTATCACCCTTAACTCCTATTTCCCCTTTAGAACCTTTAAGACCTATTTCACCCTTCTGGCCCTTTTGTCCCTTGTCTCCTTTGGCACCAACAAGTTGAGTAACACTACCAGGAGTTATTACCGCTGTTGTTTGAGGTGGAAGTGTTATGTCGAAGACAAGTCCGCCTGCTTCTATTACTATGATTTCTACTTCAGCCATTAGGGGTTGTTCTGAAATTTATGTTACGATGTCCTGCACTACTTCAAAGGTTCCATAGAACCAAGTCTCAACAGTGCCAGCAGATGTAAGTGTTGATTGAAAACCATATACATATGTACCTGCTGGTACCTGCATATTAGCCGCTGTTATAGTCACCACGAGATTTCCATTGATATCTCCAGTGGTAGTTATATCGGTATTGGTTATAACCAGTGGTCCATTGTCATATTCTCTAACTTCCATTTTAAAAGAGTATAGAGTAAGATCTAACTTCACACCATTCGAGGATGCTACAACAGAGTTTAAGATAAACGTGTCTCCACGACGCGTACAGATATTTAACTGTGCAGCGTTGTTCATATTTAAGTTTGTCGGGTTAGGACATGAACATGGACTATTTGAGCATCCGCAAGCCATATTACGATAGGGTTAAGTTTGTTATTACTTCTTCTTCCATTGGGGGTCTCTCTCCTTGACGTTGAGCGATTAATTTACTTTGAGCAGCAGCCTGCTTATCTATTCGAGCATCTTTACGGTTCTCTGATACTGCCTGCTCTTGTTGCTTTACCCCACTCTCAATTTGTTGTTCAACAATACCGTACTCTCCTTTTATGTTTTCTAATTGAATCTTGTATTGATATTCAAGTTCCAACAGTTGTGCTTTTGCTTGGGTCTCTAATTGAATGCGCTGTGCTTCTATCTGAGCCTCCATTTGTTTTTTCTGCATTTCAATCTGACCTGCAACTTGTGATGACTCTGCATTTGCCTGTGCTTGCATCTGCATATTTTGAGCCGCTATTTGTTGCTGCTGCTTCATACGCTTCTTGCGACGAACAACCAATAATCTTTCGGCTTGCTCAACATCCTTTATTTGTCTGATCGCAATAGCATCCTCAAGATCAATTTCTTTTTGAGCAAGCGCTATTTGAATATTTTGTTCTAAATAGGCCTTGTCCATCTCACCCATTTCTGTAACAACCATTACTCCAAAGTTGTACATAGATAGATTATCAAACGAGGTTATCACCGCCATGTTTGTTTCTCCAATAGCATTAGTATATGCCTTGTAAAGAATACTTTTTGGTGGTATAATCTGTAAACATTTCACAACGTCTTCACAAACCTTTTTGTAAAGAACCATAGCAGCGTTAGTAATATCATATATAGCATTGTTACCTGCGGCTATTTGCTGCTGTCTAACGCCCACAAGAGCATCTCCCTTGGGTGAAGTTCCATCCATGACCTCATTGATCCCTGTGGCGTCTCTAATCATCCTTAGATAGTGATTGTATATAGCAACCAATTCTGTGATGTTTCTGATAGCATTTCCTATTTCGCGAACCGGTGGGTTTTGGAATCCACCTTCTGGATTTTTACTTCTGTAATAGAAGATACCAGTTTGTTCGTATATGTCTTGAATCTCTAATGGTTGAAGTTCTCCACCTCTACCAAGTTGTACATTCTCTAAGCCCTCGATATCTATGATCAAACCATCAGGCTTTGCCTTAGCAATAGATTGTTGAATCTTGAGGTGTGTGATTTGTAACATATCAGCAAACCCAATAACAGAGGAAACCATTGATTTAGGAATCATTCCTCTAATGTTTGTTGCAATGGCGCTGTATGATAATGTAGCACGGGATATATCGTGTACGTTCTTAGGTATGTTTTTCTTAGGACCGTAGTCAAACATTAACTCTGTACCCACAATGTAAGTACCTCCGTATACAGTAGCGTTACTCATGTACATTGCTTCTCGATCGTATACCGATTGTTGAGGAGCATTGTACTCTGTCCCTTTGTAATAAAAGCCTATGTTCCCATAAGCAGATTCTTTCTTCTCGTATATGATGTTGTCAACAGACATGAACTCAAAGTCCATAACTTCAACCTTGTACTCATCGTATCCCTGACGGTAACGTGTTCCTGGACGATCATAAGTATATCCAGCAGAACTAAATTGAGTCGGATTGTTTCCGTACTTGTTCATTACGGTCTTTGCAATCTGTTCGTATTGCGCTTCAGTAAACTGATCACCGGCAATACGCTTGAGTTCCATTATGGTTATGAACTTAAAGTGTCCAGCATATGTCAGGTCCCCAAAGTTCGGATCATCAGTATAGTTATGGACAAACCGTTTTGGATCAACATATTCTTCTTTGATGCCATAGTTAGGATCATTAGTACGTTTAGCCACAGCCATACCAAGTGTGGCCAAGTCTTCAACACAACGGCGATATATAGATTCATTAAAGTTGTTCCACTTGAGAGTCAGTTCAGTAGCAATCTGTGCAGATATCTCAGCGTCAGTTTTGATATTTGTGTCAAGAAATATTTCTGTTTCCTCTGGTGTTTCCGGTAGTTCATTTGGATCTACTGAAACATTTAAACCAAGTGCTTTAGCCTCTTCTATTATGTTACGGTTTTCAATACGTAAAATAGTAGCGGCTTTCTTTTTATCTTTTTCTGATCTTGAAAGAGGGTCTATTGCCTGTATTTGTGGATAAGGCTCTTTAGATAATATTTTGTTTACAACAATCTTTACAAACTTTGGAACGATTGGAACAGGTGTGTAATCAAGAGTTAATAATGTTCCATCCCCGTTATTAGGGTCAAGAGAATTTAGAATCTGTCTGTATATAGACGTGTCTTGAGTTCCCTGAGCATAGTCTCTACAGCGTTCCATTTCTGTATTTCTTCTGCCGTATAATGAATTTTGATAGTCACTCCCAACCCATTGAGCGAACATGGCCTTTGCATATTGCAAGCCATAAGGCATAGACATCTTTTCCTCTGTGCCTGCTAAAGCGTCTGGAAAGGAAGACTGTCCTGATTTATATTGGTTATCCATACTTGAGATTGCTACTTATGCAAATATACTTCTTATTATTTTCGTATAATTATCTGACCCTTTCTGAAGAATTGCTTCTTTTCGAAATCACTTTTTACTTTAACAGGCTTATGTCCTTGAGCAGCAAGTAATGCCAACCCGCTTGATATGGAAAGGTCATACTTAGTCCTGTCATCTATTTTAAAATTAACCCAGTCCTCCAGTGTTCGCTCAAAGTACATCTTGCCAAACTCAAGAGTATCTTCATTGAGTCCAACATGGTCATGTATATATGCTTCGATCGCTTGAGCATGAGCCTGTATAACATCCTTTGAATTCGATGGTATACCCTTGGTTTTAGTTTTAGTGCTTTGAAATTTAGAACCTAAATGCTCTGGTCTTTCCATTAAGAAATGATCGTAACCTCTTGTCTCAAAGTACCTTGCGATACCGTACTTATTGTTTTCAATTAACACAGGGTATCCATAAAACTTAGCCGCCATCAATACATCCTCATAAAATATTTTAGCAAGAGGTGGTCGAGAAGCATATTCAGCAACAAACATATTCGATGGGTGACCCATGTTGAATTTATTATAGAAGTGACAGGCGCCCTTTGATCCTCTTCCATCTACTGTTGCATCGATGTCATAACTATCCACACCGGCACATCCAATCCAAGCGTTATCGGGTTTGGTTTTGTTTCTCAAATCAGAAGGAGGCATCCATGCTACACGCCATCTTCCATTTGGATCAGGCTTAAACATAACTTCTGTGTCCTGCTTACCGCCAGACCAAACAAAGTTTCCTACTACAATTGGAGAAGGATATAGATCATCATTGTATTCTATCTGTTCGTAAATCTTTTGCACATTAAACAGAGAGGCTTTGGCGCTATCTCTAAATGCCTCTGCTTCAGTGAATGGGAACTGGCGTATTACCTCGTTGAGTTCATAAGAATCGTTTACCAGTGCTTTGCGTTCGTTTTTTAAGTAAGTCTTTGCTCCTATAGATATAGGCTCCTCATACTCCGTGTAAAGAGTTTTCTCTGGATCTTCGACCACTGGCATCCCATACCTATCAAAGAAGCCCTCAAGGGCATCGTAAGACGGTATAAAGACAGAGTACAGTCCGCTACGTGTACGCCCATTGTCATTTCTTTCCCTTGGATCACTTGCACCATACAGATCTCTAAATTGTTTACCGCCTCTGTCCAGAGGATTAACGGTGCTACCAACAAGAGCCTTGCCTACTATTCTACGACCAACCAACAAACAAGTACGCTGTATCCTCCAGGCTTCTCTTATGTCGTTTCCCTTTTCCCACTTACCCGCTTCATCCAAGTATAGCATATGGAGTTTTTCCCCATCATATGCATTGGTTGTAGTGTTCTTCCAGTTTACAATTGTATTGAGTGCTTCACCAGAAGAAGATGTCTTATTTTTCTTTGTGATTCTTTTTGATGGCTCACGAAATGCGAGTTCCATACGGGGGTTGGTAGTACCGTCTTGTATAGGTTTAAAGAAAAAAGGTAGCGACTTATACATAGGCACCACCTTCTTCATGAATATATTTTCTTGTGCATCTGTTCCTGTCTTCGACATGATGCCCAATAATTTTTCTTTTACCTGGGTTCCTTCATTGACGAGTATAGATGCGGACATATTTGTGTATCCAGAACGACGACACTTCACATAGATCTGTCCAACACATCTTGGATCTCTTATACAGGCTTCAAGATGTACGAATAGTTTCCTTTGAAAGTCGAGGAATGATGGGTATCCAATATCGATCTTACACCACTGTAAGAAGAAGTAATGGTTACCTGTGATATAGGTAGGTACCCCGTTGTTGTAAAACCATACTCCATCTCTACGTCTTTTAAATTCTTCGCTTATATAGGGTGTGAACTTTTTTCTAAATGATTCCGGCATCCCAAGCCATTCTTCCATTGACCGGATCTTTTTGATATCATCAGGAAGTCCCTCTCTCACCCATCTCTGATCTTCTTTTTTTAAATTATTAAAAAGTATATCTTTCTTGGCTGGCTGCTTAGGGAACTGTATGGGTAAGTCAAAGTATAGCCTGACGTCTCCGGAAGTTTTGTCAGGGCAGATATTTATTACAATCTCATCTTCTATTTCTACAAGTCCCGCCATTGTTTAATAATCCCAGTAGATGAAGACTTGATTACTTTGAGAATTTTTCTGCGAATCCTCCTGAATAGTCTTGCTCTTCTTTAATTTGCCCACTTTCTTTAAGTGTCTTAATGAGTTGTTCAAGTCTTTCTCTTTCAACAATAAGTTCTTTAGCGTCAACAGCGGTAATTTTAATTGACTGAAGTTCGGCCTTTCTTTGAGATCCGCTAAGTTCCTGATCTACAGGCTTTTGTATTTCAGCAATCATGTTGTCAATCGCGATATCCATCGCTGCAACTAATCTTTGCGCTGTAACTATGTTATGCTTCTGCTTCGATGACTTTGCCATGTATGTGTTTTAAGTATACCCTAAACATTGTTTCACCATCAACCTCCATTCGATAGTCAGAATTCTTTCGAATAATAACTTTATCGCCAGGTACCAACCCAGTTTCTTCTAATCTATCAGAACCATACTTGATATATCCATATTGGTTATACTCATGTTTCTCCTCTAATAGATGCAGTGTGTCACTTTTTAATTCTTGTTCTTCTTCTGCTGGTGTAAGGAATATCCATTCTCCAAGTAACTTAACCTCACCGGTTGTTTTACTTTTATGTGCATACGCTTGACAAGACAGGGGGTCATGTCCTCCGTCGTAATAGACTATATATACATCGTTGTTTGGATCAAGCCACTGTCCTCTTTTTGCGGACTCTTCTAATTGATCAGCACCATCCTGAAGAACTAAGTGGTTACCACCCAGTATTACATGATGATGAAAGTACATTGTGTCTCCAATCTCTACCCCTGTGTCATATTTTTCTGGAACGCCAACAACCTCTCCTTCCATGGTACGATGCTTAAACTCATCCCACTTAGTGTCAATATATATCTCCTCTCCGTTAAGAGTTACGGTGTCCTGGGTTACATGAGGAACCCTTACAAGAAAATGTTTTAAAGGTCTCATATTGGTTCTGGAGCCTCAAACTTTAATTTTGTTGTAGGTGCTTCATCCCAAAGATTTATTGCAATAGCAGATCTTGTTCCTTTGGTCACAGTTGTAACTCTGTGATGTATGTTACCTGCGTCAAATATGATTAACCTATTATACTTTGCTTGAATTCTTTCAGGCTCATTGTCAGGACCATTAGAGAATATCTCAAGATAACCACCTTCTATGTCCATTTCAACAGGATAGAACACTGTACCTATGATAGGGGCTTTTATTTCACCCGTTGTTTTCCATAAGTCTTCGTCTTTGTCTAAGTGCATATTTAGGTTAGACACTCCTTTACCTTCACCGTATTGTCCGGTCCAGTACTCAAAGCCATCTAAAGAAACAGATCCATACGGAGGATAGTCTCTCCATATATAACAGATTAGTCTTTTCTTTAATGTATCGTCTGGTGAGTTCCACCATCCGTTCCACCAGTAGTAAGATCCGTTATCACTAAATAGGTATTCTTTGTTAAGTTCAAGATCCATCAAAAGATCTTGGTCTTTTATAAAATTATCAATTACAATCATTCGAAGTCACAATCATGTTCAATTAATACTGGCATATCATCTACTGTCTTCCAAAGCATTATACCCTGTTCTTTATTATAGATGTATACAAGATAGCGACGAATTCCGTGTTTGACAAAACATCTGTCGTCTAATACGATAGAATCGATTACTGACTCTCCTGCCTTCTGCCCTACATAGTAAGCCATGGCATCTTTCGGGTTTTGCCCGATAATGATTTTTCTAATAAGTTCCATTTCATTTAATTTAACCAGTAGTCAATTGAAGAGGAATCCCCTCTGTCACTTTCATCTTGTAAATAATTAGTGAAAGTATCTTCTACTGTATCTGTCATTAATTCATATTCCTCTATTGCGGACATATGCATGCCGCACATAAACTCATACCTGTCATTGGTATCAAGGTCTTCGTCTCCAGGTAAAAACGCACCAAAACAATACATAGATAGGAACTCTTCTTTACCGCCATAGGAATCCATAAGATCATCGATCTCGTCAAGTTTTAATCTTAACTGCTGGAAGAATTCTAATCTTTCTTGTTTTGTCATTATAAGGTTGCGTTATCACCCATGTACTCAACCTCAAGAGATGTATTGACTCCATACACGTTAACACCTAACCCGTCGGCTTGACCTGTGAGTCTAATTTTATAACCTGATGCACCATCGGAATAATAAAGAGCAGAAAGAGTATATGTGCTTATTTCTCCGGCTACTGCTGGTACCGTTATCGTCCGAATGATTGTACTATTAACTTCTATATTAAAGTCCGCACCCGCAGTTAGTATTACCTGTATAGTTCCCGTTATTTTAAACCACCCTTCAATCTCATTTATTAGAACTGAATCTCTTGGATCAGAAACTTGAGAAATAGATAATCCAGGTTGTGAGGCACCATTGGCCAGTGTACCAAACCATACTGAACTCCCAGTTGCCGTAGTTGCACCAGTCGCCGAACTGTCCTCGTATATCTCTGCGTACTGAACAAGCGTGTTGGTCGCTGCACTACTCATTTGTAAGGTTGCTCCTGCACGAGCATACATGATGCCTTGTGTTGCCGTACCAGCGGTTATAGAATTACCTACTGCCGTTGCTAAATCCGATTGCTCAATGTATTTATAAGCACTGGCGCTTTCATCCCAGATCAGATACTTATCATTAGTCGCCGGCTGAGTGATTTGACTTAGTAGCGCTGGGTCTTTTAACTCAATAGTGCTACCTGTTGCAGATAGCGGTGTATTTGCTGTGATCGATGCAGTACCAATTGGGCTGGTGCTGAGGTTACGTGTTACAACAACGCCACTACCATCGAGCATAAGAGCCGTAGTGTTTGATGTGGATGTAGATGGTGTCCCAGATATTTTCAGGGATCCCGTAGTCTCTACTGTATCTGTAGATATCTTTAACGCTGTATCGTTGCCTGCTCCATCTTCTACAACTTGCTCAGTGGCTGATGCCTCTGAAGATTGAAGTTTCAAGAGTAGATTAAAAGTATCCTTTATTTTATTTCCGCTAAGTGATGCCATATGATTATGTTTGTATCAGCAAAGATACTGATATGCCTAAAAGTAGGGTAGACCGAAAGAAAAGATTCCGAGAATTCTCTAAGATAAACAAAAAGTTTGTCAAAGAAAACTATTTAAAGAATCTAACATACCTATACAGAGATGCTAAAAACAATTATAGTCTTACCAGACCTGAAGTAGATTTCATTTTGTTTGTTTACGATCTTGAATTTTGGACAATAAAGTACGTTGCAACTAAAATGCAGAAGAGTGAAAACCAAATGCGGAAGCATTTCATATGGACACTAAAGAGCAAAGGCTTTATATATAAACACTTCGATAAACTAACACCCAGTCATCACATAGAGGATCATATATTTAGAGAAGAGACTAAGTATAACTATGCAGTACGATACGCCTTAACGCAAAAAGGCCGGCTAATAGTAGCCCGCCTTTACCGCAAGATGGGTGGAGAGGAGGAGTTTAACCCTTAGCCTTGCGCGCGGCATCCATTGCTGGATTGCTTTTTCCTTTATCGTGTGTTACAATTCTAAATGGCGCCTCGGCTGAAGCACCTTTGTGTGGTTTGTAATCACCTTTCATCAAGAAATGACGACCGCCTTCTGTCATCCAGTGGTAACCCTTTGGCGCTGAGACCTTTACAGATTTGGTTGTTTTCTTTAGTTTCATCGTCTATATTTTTTACCTGTTGCTAAGGGATCAGGAATGTAATTTGAAACATAGTTAACAGAACGACCACCCTCTTCAAATCGTTTTCTAAATGGGAACGGTGGATCCTCTTCTTTTATTCTACCCTCTGGCAGTTTATCAACATCAATTCCGCGCACCTTTAGTTTAGGCTTCTTATCACGCATCTTTACCTCCTCACCAGAAGATCTGTAAATGAGTTTACCATCTTTCTTAGCGTATGTTTTAGGATCAAAGATCTCCTTGGTAACACTGGGGTTACTAAATCGACCGTGTCCTAAAGCACGGGATAAGGCTCTGTAAAACTCATCAGGTCCTGGCATCTAATAGCGACCTAAAGTGCTTAGTACTTTATTTGCATGGCGATTGATCTGCTCTTCAGTAGCACCATCTTTACGCATCTGTCTTACCTCACGGTCAACTTGTTTTCGTAGTTCCAGGTATGCTTTTTCACCAGCACGCTCTCTATCCTCTTCCGGGGTAGACTTTCTATAGCCCGGTGGCTTTGGTGGTCCATACACTTTCGCCTTTGGCTTTTCTTGTGGTGGGTTCTGACCACCTACTCTATAGGTCTTTTTTTTCATTGTCGTGTTATTTCAAAAATGATATCGTCACTTACGTTCGACATTTTACTGAAGTCAAAGGTACAAAATTCAACTGCAAGTTCTGGGTCTATAGCCTTCACCAGAGTTTCAATCCATTTTATATCCTGCACATCCTCAATGATCATCTTACCTCCTGGCTTTACCTTACACAGATAGTTCTCTATACAATAGACCTGAGACATTAAACTATGGGGACCGTCATCAATAATGTAATCATACTTGTCATCATCAAAGCAATTAACAGCGTCAGCAGTATAGCCATCCATCTCATAGAGTTTCGCACGAGGGTACTCTGTATCTCCTGACATCTCCTTGAAGTTAGAAATGGTTTCATCCCATATGTCCACACCCTCAATAACAGCATTGGTAAACCACTTGTGCCATAACATAACACTGCCGCCAGACATCACACCCAACTCAAGAATATTAGATACTCCCTCCCTGTCTGTAAACTCTTTGCTGTAATAGTTTTGTATATAAGAATGATGACTTCCTTTATCAGTCAACATGGTACCACGAGGATCAGGATGGATCAACTCTGCTCTGTATATCTTCTCTAACTCTGATTTTGCCATACACAAATATAGTATCTTTGATCATATGGAACTACGTGTAATAAGAATGTACAGCCAAGATGATTTTACTATTGGAGCACTGTACGCAGAAAGTAAAGAAGGCAGAGAGTTTCTCTGTTTTACTCTTGAAGATGAAGATAGAGATGAGAAGGTAATGGGCGAGACCCGCATACCCGCCGGCACCTACCGCATCACACTACGAACAGTGGGAGGATTCCACAACAGATACAAAGACAAGTTTCCGAAAATGCACAATGGTATGCTTTGGGTAAGAAACGTACCTGGGTTTGAATACATCCTTATCCATATTGGCAATACCGATGAGCACACCGCAGGATGTTTACTCGTGGGGAACGCCGCAGATATGAAGGGAACAATAGGTAAGAGCACATACGCATATCAACATATATATCCTAAGATATCAAACGAGTTACTTGATGGTAATGACGTATGGATCACATACGAAGACTTCGCTTAATTAATTTTATAACATGAATAAGAATATAGCCATCGAACTTAAAGAGTTCGTTACAGTCGTAGCAACAAGGTTCTCAAGAAAAGACAGAGAAGGTAACTTCAACAACGAAGACTTTGCTGTAGAGAAAGTAATACCAACGTCAGACCACACCGCAGTAGTTAGATTCAAAAAGAATACCGGGAAGGTCGGACTCGCGTTTTTCTACTACATACCAAGAGGACAATCAAAAGGATGGAAGTACTTCTTCCCAACAGATTCACATGTAAACGGATTCAAAGCATTTGAATTCCACAAGTTTATAGTGGAGATGGAAAACTATGACCATAACTTCTGATTGGGTATTTATACTCTTGACATTCTCCTTTTTTTACCCTAACTTCGTACCATCAGTATGAGGTTCTATTGAGCAACAACTGTAAGTTTCTTTAGCATAGCGACAAGAAGAAACATCAGTGGTTTGTGAGACACTTGATTCAGAGAGTGAGCAACCGTCACACAGATTCACTCCGTTGCAAAGGGGCCCTCTCTTTGCTCAAATTTTTCCCAAAGAACAAACATTCATTACAGCGGTAATAGTTACCATCGTCTCACGATCGGTGACGTTATTACTGCATCCCTATGAGCGCATAAATTCGCTGACAAAGAATTTCTAAAGCGATCAATCTCCAGCGCGTTACAACCTGCAAAATCTATTGAGTCATGTTCAGGGCGGGGATTATATATATATGTACACGTCCGCGCGCCAAAGCCGAAACCGATTCTCTGACCCCAGGGGGGTCAACGCGCGCGCTAATCCTTCCAGGATTTTGGGCTTTACTGCCCTCAACCAGTGCCCTACCTTTGGTAGGAGGATGTTAGGGGAGGAGGTCACAGCCCAGCGATTCCCGCGCCCCCTTGTAAAGGGGGTGGGAACAATAACCCCCCGA